ATATCGTATCCATGAACCAACGAAATAATATAATAGAATAAGTATTCCAAATGATAAATAGGACGATAATTGTTATTATAATATTGAAAAAATCCAAATACTTTTACCATCAACTCCGATATATTTTCTCTCTTAATATGTTTTTTCTGTATCAGTTCGTCAATGATATACCAAATACATTCATTCACATTCAAGTTATAAATGAAGATATCATAAATATAATCTCTAAACAGTAACATATCGCATTGATGTAGAATACTTTGGATTATTTTGTCGCAGATGATCTTGTGAGGTATATTATATTTCGTTGAGACATCGTCCTTCATATTTTTGATACTAACAATATCTTCCAATTTTACAGAAGAAGGTATTTTGTTTGAAAGTATTTTATTATATGTGCTTTTAGTAGGTCTCGTCATATTGATCGTTTCACAAGAACTCAAAATATTATCCGGAATAAAACTGAGATCTTCTGTAATCAACATGAAGATGATATGAATCGACGAAAAATTGTTTTTTTGAATATAACTATAGAAACTTTCTAATAGATCCGAATTGATTTTGCCAAAGTTTTTACATAAGATGATTCCCGATTTGTCTACTTTTGCAGAAAGAATATCGATGATTTGTGTATATATTTCATTCCACAATAGTTTTGAATTACATCCCAAGAGAGACATATCTACTTCATAATGAACATCACTTATTTTAATAAAATATGATTTACTGACGTTCATGTTACCTAATCCAATACTAATTTTCTTTTCATACTTCAAATTACTTGGACTATACATTTTGATACATTTCAAAGCCTGTGTATATTTTCCGATTCCTCGAGGACCATAAAAAATGACATTTTTCAATTGATTGATACTCTTTGGAAATAATTTGAACATATTGCCCAATTTAGGATGAAGGTTTGTTGTTACATTTGCTGAAATATATTCTTCAAAAAGAGTCTCATGGTGCTTCATTGGTTTATATTATTCGATTATTTCTTTATTACAACTTGAACCTATTTTATATTAATATCATATATTACAGAACTTAAAACGCACGTATAATATTACTATAATGTTACTAGTCATTCATATCAATCAATATAATATAGACAACGTGTATTTTATCGAAAATCACAAAAACATCAACGAAAACGACTCACAGAACCCGAATTTTATTCGGTTTATTTATTCTACCAGTCTATTCAGTCTAAATAGCATATCTATTCATATTCCATTGAAGATATCCAATATCGATAAATATTATAGCAAATATAAGTGTTTTTTCTCTCTATTTGAAAATACAAATATTGTTAATTTCATTAAAACGTTGGAATCATCTATACTGAATCATCAATTCATTACGAATTATCATAGTAATAAAACACCATTATTTAAGTTGAGTGAACAGATACAAAGTGGAGAAATAAAGTTATATAATATTGAGGATAAAATCAATCACATTATTCTTAAAATATCTGGTATATGGTGTACAGGAGATATGTACGGAATTACTTATAAGTATTTATCAATGGATAGATTGTAAATATTATCCATTTGTCACATAATTATATATGATTGTGTAGATAATGTATAGATACATAAATAAAATGATGGTTTCTGCTATAACAAAGAAAAGACTTGAACCTTGATCATTAAACATAGAATTTTTATTTAATTCATCTGTCCCGAGTATTGTCATGTTAATGAACATAATTGCAATTATTGTAAATAAAAACATTTGTAAATATGTTTTCATATAGTTGATGACTTCTATATGACTCATTAAATTTTGTTTGTATGATAATATTTGTATAAACCAACAAAGCAATGCTAGAATAAATGCTGTAATTATTAGCAATATTATTTTTGTATATGACAATTTATTTATTAAAGACATTTGAGGAGGTATCCCTGTTGTGATAGTTATAATTCTAATAGCAAATAACATTAATCCTGCAGCTAAAGTGATTGAGCCGATAGTCACACCGTTTCCTGTAATATCGCTACTCATTCCAATTGAAATAATAATGACACTAACCATAATAATTCCAAAAATGATCATCGACATTGCTGATTCATTACTTGTATCAACTTCCAGTGGCATATTATAATGTAATATTATTACATTATAATTCTTATCGATATGCGAACAAATAGATTAATTTTATTCTATATTATTATATTATTAATGAGTCGTTTTGTAACAAATACTACACATCCACTTATTGAAAATGCAAATGAGTTTATGTTATTTAAGAAATATGTGAGTATTCATTCAGAAGATCGTGATGTAATAAAATATCCAAATTCGGGTTATTTTGAGCTTGATTTGCCACAAGATTACTTGAATGTTTCTACTGTCACTTTAAGCAATTATACTTTCCCAATGTATTATAACGTTTTTTCTATTTCTCAGAATAATGTCTTCTTTACTTTTAGTCTTGCTTCGTATAACCCCATTTTACCAATACCAGCATCGTTATCATTAGCGATTAACAATACAGAATTTACTATTATCATTACAGAAGGAACATATACTTCTACGACAATGCCGACTGAACTGACTAACAAAATGAATGAAGCAGTGAATATTTATCTTCTTGCATACATGGCGCAAAATTCTATAGATACTACAGCCTTTATTGCTGCCGGGGGATATACAGGTTTTGTCGTCGTTTTCAATTCAGTGAGTCAAACTCTATGGTTTGGTAATACATCATCTGCTTTTGTTATCACAAATGAGAGTCCTCTATATAGAAGTGAGACACTACAATTGAATGTTTTGTTGCCAGAAGCGGTACAAACTTTCATTAATTGGGGTCTTCCTGCATACTTGGGTTTTTTTCAGTCAAATGCATATTCAAGAACGAGCAAAATTCCTCCTCGATTCTATTATGGAGATGTCGTTTCGGGTGATAATGGTTATTGGCTTGCACCAGCAACGAGCACAAGCGATGTATATTTCTTAGAAGCACCAAGAAAGCTTAATATAGTAGGCGAAAGCTATTTTTATATGGATGTTCAACTCCTAAATACAATGGATGAACTCGCTCCATTTTCTTCACATAACATTAAAAGAGAAACGAGTACAAATCAGTCTAATGGTATTAATAATTCGGCATTTGCTAAAATTCCAGTTGATCCAGCTGGCCAACAAGGTGCGCAATGGTTTAATTCTTCAGCATATAAACTTTTTTATCCACCAGCAGAGAGAATACGCAAGTTGCGTATTAAATTACGGTTTCATGATGGGCGTCTAGTCAATTTTGATAATTTTAATTATTCTTTTTCTCTGATATTTACTATTCTAATTCCACATACTCTTCGAAATGCGACATGTATTGATCCAACATTATCTCAAGGATTTAATAATTCTTTTGGAAATAAATTATCATAATTTGATTTATAAAATATTACCAACTTATATGGTAATATTTTATTTGGTTATTATTTGTATAATAATCTTCTTTATCTTTCAGAGAAACCTATTGGAAGGATTTACAAAAAACCCAAAAGTGATTATATTGGTCGGTGATAGTATTCTAGATAATGAGAGATATGCACAAGAAAGTATAACTGATCAATTGATTCAACAGTTAGACAATAATGAAGACCAAATTATATGTCTAGCAGAAGATAATAGTACAATTAAAAGTACAATGTTTTCTCAGATACCCGATTTGACAAAAGAAGACAAATATAATCATCAAAGCACATATATATTCGTTTCTGTCGGCGGCAATGACATTTTACAGAAAATAGTCTATCAAGATAATTCTCAGAGAAGCTCAGACACACTTTATAGTATAATGACAGATTACTATAATTTTGTCGCCAATATTTCCAAAAAGATGAGCAATGCGAATATTATTCTAATGACACTTTATTATCCACAAGCAAGTCATTACAGAAAATATGATTCTGTCATTAAAGAATGGAATATAAGAGTCAAAGAATGTGCCAAGAAATATCATTGTCGAGTATTGGATTTATCCAAATTTATGACAAATTCTGAAGACTTCTCTCATGACATAGAACCGTCAGATATTGGTGGTAAAAAGTTGACTGAGAATATGATATCTGCTATGGCGTAATTTTGTTTGATTAAATTGAAATAGAAAACTTATATATAATGAATAGTAATTTAAAGAACCAAAACTGTCCACCAACAACAATGAACGTCAAAATTACGCAACTGTGTATGTCATGTAACACACCAGTTAGTGAGAAAATTCTCTACGATTGGATCGATCCAGCCGATAATATCTTTGGATTCAAACTCATTATGCCTTATAGACGGATATTCAGTTTGGCACCACAACTGTATCCAATGAAGATGACGATTGAATGTTGTGAACAACTATATTATAATGTTCTGTGTGTTAAATGTACGGCGAAAAGTGATCATTGGTATTGTTTATCTTGCAACAAAACTTGGTCGAAAGATATGAAGAAATGTGAATTAACGAACGTATGCTTATTATGTATCGAAAAAGAAAAAGAAGATGATATATTGGATTGTTCTTGCGACATGTGCTCGCCAAAATAATAATACTAAATAATAATACCAAATACTAATATAATATTTTTTCTTTATTTTAACTATATATTGAAATGAATACCGACTTTGTAATTGAATCAAAATATGACAATGGAATAGGGTTTATTGAAGTAGATGACACACGAAAACTTGTCAGACATTTTGAATATATATGTGGTTTATCACAACATATTACATTGGATGTATACGAAGACGGATTAATAAAATGTCATGAAAAAATATTGAAATCAACTGATGGACATTTTAATAAAAATAATCCAGAAAATATTATTACTTCAATATTCACAATTGAACTCACTAATAGAGAGAAAATCAATGATGCTATTTTAGAGTTAATTGATAATATATATTTTTCATTATGTGTGAAAATGGGTTTTGAAGAGTTGATTGAAGTGTGTCAAGGTAACACACACATAATCTATTGCGATATTCCTTTACTATCACATGGAATAACTTATGACATGTATGGTATTAGGTTAATGCTGTTCAAAGAAACATTTAACACATTGCGCACATTGAAAAAACTATATGAAAAAATTGTTATATTTTAAGTTTTCTAAAAACACACCATGTTCAAAAAAAATTGAAATACTATTTTCAATTAGCATAGATGTTACTCAAAAAAACAACCAAGTGTTTAAAAAACTCAAAACCGCAAAAAACGAAAACAGAAATGAATTCTCAACAACAAATCAAAATTGAAGAAGAAGTAAGTGTGTCACAAAGTTCAACAGAATTAATGTGTCCTTCTTTCCAACAGATTACAATTCCAGAAGAACTCAGAGAAGATGAAGAATTGAACGCAATGGTTATGAAATGCGAACTCATGCGCCAAGAAATCGTCCGCAAAATTGACAGCAAAATGATGGAAATACGCATCCAAGCAGAATTGGATAAGATCGAAGAAGAAAACCAACAATTGGAAGAACGCAAATGTCTTGCGGATGAAGAATTCCAACAATTGGAAGAGAGAATGCGTCAATTGACAGAACAAAAATGTCAAGTTGAAGAGCAAATACGCCAAAACAATGAACGAAAACTTCGTGTTCCAGAACAGTTTATAAGAAGTTCATCGGTTCCTGATCCAGAGCCAGAGCCAGAACCAGAACCTGAACCAGTGGTTGTTCTCGAGCCATTGCCAAAAGAGAAGATGAACACAGACTTTGTGATTGAATCAAAATATGACAATGGAGTGGGTCTCATTGAAATAGATGACACGCGAAAGCTTGTCAGACATTTTGAGATGAATGAATCAGATTCAACAAATGGAGGACGACATATTACATTGGATGTATATGAAGATGGATTGATAAAATATCATGAAAAAATGATTTGGTGCTGTCGTGAAAAATGTAATGGACGAGAATACACGATTGTTGATACATTCACAATTGAACTCACGAATGGAGAGAAAATCAATGATACCATTTTGGAGTTGATTGACAATATATATTCTCCATTCTGTGAGAAAAAGATGGTTGAGGGTTTTCACAGAATGGATGGAATGGTTCAATATCCATATATTTCTCCTATAATGCGAACCTTTAGTAGAGGACAAGGCAACGATACTTTTGGTCGCATCGCTTTGTTCAAAGTGACATTCAACGCGTTGCTCACATTGAAAAAGATGAATCCATGAGTTCGCTATGTTTTGAGCGACGAAACCCATTTGACTATATTGTTTATAGGACATGTCATATAATCTTCGGGCAATCCATCCAATGAATAGAACTTCGGTTTTCGCATTTTCATTGTTTTGAAAAAGATATATGGCTGTCCTTTTTTATTTGTTCGAATGCTCATATTATCATTGATTACTCGTAAAATAGAAGAAGGTGTAACAGTATTATTATTATTCTTTTCTAAAGATAAAGAGAGAAGTTGTCGATACATTGATCCACATACATCGGCATAAGATGTAGTTCCTTTCAATATATTATCCAAATCGTCTTCCATTGATTGTGTATATTTATAATCGAATAATGCCGAATGATTCACAAGCAAATACTCCATCACTTTGATACCCAATGGTTGAATAACTAATTTATTATGTTCTTTGTTGCGTTCTCTCTTTACAACCTTTTTCTGTATATCAGTATCAACCAATTCATAGTTTGTAGAATACTCATCTTCTGTATTTTCATAACTAATTGTTTGTTTGACTACATATTTTCTTTCTTGAATCTTTTGAATCAGAGAAGAATACGTAGATGGCCTACCAATTCCATGTCGTTCTAATAGTCGCAGCAAATCTGTCTCAGACAAATGTTGACATGTATTATTATATATGGTTTTACTAACGATCTTCTTATAAGGAACAATAGAATCCATTTTAAAATGAAGAAAATAGTTATATTCTGTATTATCGATCTTCGTATTTTTTACGATATGCCATCCTTGAAATAATATATTTTCATTTTTTCGTGTATACTTCAAATCAAATGGTGCTTCAATAAACACTGTTTGTTCTTCGTATTGTACTGGTGACATAAGACTCTCCAATGATGTTTCCCAAATGAGTCTATATATTTTTCTCTCTTTCGATCCATAGACAGGATGTAATTGTTTGAGATGAATATTAGTTGGGCGGATTGCTTCATGTGCATCATCAGAGAAATCATCAGTTGTCATAGAGCCAAGGTATTGTTCATTATTATATTCTTTACAAATGAATTCTTTTACAGAAGAGAGAAACTCGCGACTATAATGAATCGAATCAGTTCGCATATAAGTAATAAACCCTTCCTCATATAGTTGTTGACAGATCTTCATTGTGTCACTAGTAGAATAGGGACTTGCCTGTAGAATTCTGGAAGTAGTCAATGGCATAGGCGGTGCTCTTATTTTCTTTTCGATAGAAGAATATATTTTATGTTGAAAGATACATGTATGTTCTAAAAAGGTCAATACTTCTGGTTCTGTATCATATTGTTGATTCAGTTCAAATGGAACCGATTTTACAGTGAAATAACCAATAATTGTGTATTTTATAGAAGCATCTTTCTTGTCAATCGCCTTTAAATGATTATCATATACTAATTTCAGTGTTGGGGTCTGGCATCTACCTGCTGATAAGGCTGCTGTATTTGCTATATTTTTCCACAGAAGAGGACTCACTGTATATCCAACCATTAAATCGATAGATTGTCTTGCCTGTTGAGAGAAAACACGATTCATATCTATTCGTTCCGGTTGCTTTATTGCTCGTTGAATAGCCTCTTCTGTTATTTCTCTGAATATAATGCGCTTTGTATCATCGATCGACAATTCGAATAGGTCACATATATGCCATGCAATTGCCTCGCCTTCTCTATCATCATCTGTTGCTATTATGACTTCATAAGCAGTCTTGATCGCCTTTCGAATGGATTCAACTAGTGCCTTCTTTTTATCGCAGATAGTATACTTTGGTTTAAATCCATCAGCAATATTTAGATGATTAAGAGATACGACTTCTCTAAAATGCCCGAAACAAGCAATCACTTTATATCCTGGTCCAAGATATGTTTCTATTTTTTTGCATTTCGCCGGAGATTCGACTATTACCAATTTCTTTGAAAAATTCATACATCTATACATCTGTATTTATATTATATACATGTTCTATTTATATAATATAACTAGAAACACAGAACAGCGTAATTTCTTTAAGAGTTTAAAATATATATAATATATATGAATCAGTCTTTTACACAGAATTCATATGATGAGTATATTATTTACACTAAAAGTGGATGTGATTTCTGTAAAAAGTTGAAAAACTTATTGGTTAATGAAAAAAAAACATTCAAAGAAGTAAATTGTGATAAGCAATTGACTAATAATAGAGAACTGTTTCTCTCTTCTGTCAAAATAGCAACTGGTAGAGATTGGAGAACCTTCCCAATCGTATTTACGAATAATACTCAATTCATTGGAGGATATACTGAAACAGTAAATTATATTGAAAGAGAGAAAAGCTTTGGTTCATTTTGAATATTAATTTGTTTAAATTTGATAAAAAATAAACACGTATAAAATCTAAACATTTATTGAAATAATTGAACAAATATGGAAAATACAAGATTAGAAGCTAGTGAATTATGGAACACTGTAATGTTGGATATAAAAAAAACTAAATCCAAATTTAAGTTTTTTATAAAAACTATAAATAATAATTCTGTACTGATGAGTTTTTTATCAACTGAAGTGATTACTCATTTAAAGGAATTAACGAAATTGTGGAATAATAATAAAAATGCTAACATAGATTATTATTTTAAAATGAAAGAACATCATTCACATATAAATTGTAAAATAACAAATGAACTATTGAAAAATATGTGGGAAGAATATATAAATTGCTGTTTAGAATTTAGAGTAAAATTAATGAAATTAAATAATTTATGTAATAGTTTAACTGATTAAAATCAAACTACATTGAAAGAGAGAAAAGCTTTGGTTCATTTTGAATATTAATCATAATCCATAATCATAATCAGAGAAAGAATTATAGGTTTAGTTTCCATTGCTTCCAACTAATATTAATTGGTTCTATGACCGTTTCCGTCTTTTCGTATATTTTGTCAAGTTTTTCTGATTTCTTCAAAGCACTATCAATATAAATGTTCTTCAACAACTTGCCTATTTGAAAAGATCCCTCATGTTGATCGATCTCTCCATTTTCTATTTGAGATAATGTGTCGATAAACAGAAACAACATTTGAATATCAATTTCATCCTTTTTGACACGATTATATATATCAGTATAATGTGTAAATAAGAAAGAACACTTTTCAATAGAAATAATGTTCAATCCTTCTAAATCATCCTTATATTCTTCTTTTAATAAGAGCAATTTATGTATATCTTCTTTTAACAAAGGACTGTGTTTTAGAGTTCTTATTTTTTGCGTTTGATCCTCTACATTGTTCATTTTTATTAATTTTTGTAATTGTAACTGTTCGTTTTCATTCATCGTAATAATATAATTATTGAAAAATAATTATATTATTTAACTAATATATGAAAGGAGGAATTGCTTTTCCACAAGGTTATTCACCATCGATTGATTTACCAGGCGGTTCACCTAGTCAGGCGGCACTAGCAATTAATGCGAATACACAAGTTGTAAAAGGGGCTGATTCTAAAGGTGGTGCTAAAGGTGGTTTTAAAGGCGGTGCTGCGACATTTGCTGTTACAAACGTCCAAACTTCAAGTTATCCAACAAATTATCCAGCAGATGCAACGAGTAGCAAACTTATGCAAATTCAAACACAACAACTCGTCAATTCGCAAGAAGATTCTGCTGCTATTATTTCTAAAGGTGGCCGAACAAAGAGACGTTATCGTCGTCGAAAGCAGAAACAAAGAACCACAAAAAGAAGATATAGGAAACGCAGTCGTAAATATCGTAGGTAAATAAGGTTGTTCGATAAAGAATATATATTATTATTATATCATATGCTTGGAGATATGCTATTAATAATATTTGTGACATTTTGGACTATTTTATTAATGTATGTTCCTTATATACTAGGACTAAAACAGAATATCATCGATGATTGGGCAAGTTATAGATGTAATCCAATTGTATTACCGATTGCCGGATGGATAAATAAAGAAAATGATCAAAGTGCATCTGAAGCGACCTCACAAAATTTTCAATATTGCACACAAAATATTATGGGTAGTTTTATGGGATATTTATTGGAACCATTGAACTTCATTACTAGCGGTTTGGCTAATATGGGTGGCGAGGTAATAGATAGTTTAAATTATGTGAGGGCCGTCATTAGCAATGTGAGAGATTTTTTTATGAATATCGTCCAAAGTCTAATGAGCATATTTACCAATATTATAATCGAGTTTGTTAAAATATTCATTGGAATTAGAGATTTAGCAGGAAAGATGGTTGGAGTAGTATTAACAATAGTGTATGTATTAGAAGGTCTCAGTTTATCTGGAGAGTCATTGATGAATGGTTGGGTTGGAGATATTTTTAATGTAGTCTGTTTTCATCCAGATACAATAATTCAAAAAATAGATGGAACAAAATGTAAAATGAGTGAATTATCTTTAGGAGATAAAATAGACGGAAATAGTGAAGTTCAAATTATTATGAAAATAAAAAATACACCAAGAGTGAAATTCTATAAATTTGTAAATGGAGAAGAAAATATATATGTTACAGGATCACACTTGATTTATTTGAATGAAAAAGATGGATATATACCAGTAGCCGAACACTCGGATGCGGAATCGACAGAAGATATAAGCGATGAGTTGTGCTGCCTAGTTACAGATAATCATAATATAAAAATAGGTAAATATGTCTTCCATGATTGGGAAGATGATAAGGCAAGAGAGAAATATGAGTATAATAAAATGATTATTTAATATATTATAAGATATGTCGGATGATGAACAAAATAAAATAAACAAACAAGGTGCGATAGATAGGGTAATGTTATTATATAGTAAACAAGGTTACTTTAATCTATATGGTCCAACTATTATTTACTTTATTTTTATGATTTTTGTATTGTTCTTAGTCATATCTTTTACGAAAGCGATGATGAATATCAAATATTTAAGTGATAATTGGGAAACAGAGAGATGTAGTCCTTCTGTCATGCCATTTGCCGGATTAATCAATTTACCCAAAGGAAAAACTTTTCTTGGTTATACAAGCGAAAACTATCAATATTGTGTTCAAAATATTCTGACAAGTATATCTGGTGCTGAATTGGAACCGCTCAAATTCGTAACAAATGCAATTACCGAAATATTTTCATTAGTATTAGATGCTTTAAATTCAATTAGAGGTATTATTGCTGAAATAAGAAAAAGTATTAGTAATATAACTGGACAGATTTTCTCAAAAGTAATCAATGTTCTTATTCCATTTCAAGAAATACTTATAAAGATGAATGATATATTCGGTAAATCACAGGCCATGTTGACAGCAGGATTATATACTATTTTTGGAATATATTATTCAGTGAAATCATTCTTCGATGCATTTGTCAATTTGTTGCTTACAATGCTTATTGCGTTGGTCATTGTTATTTTTATATTATTAATATTTTTTCAACCCAGTGCATTAGTGTTTATTTTAATATTTACAGGAATAACTATTCCATTAGGACTTATTATTAATTTTATATCAGACGTTTTTGGAACGCCAACATTTCCAGGGATGCCACAATTAAAATGTTTTGATAAAAATACGAAACTGAAATTACAAAATGGAAAAGACGTGAGCATTTCAAATATTCGGGTTGGTGACATATTAAATGATGGTTCTATTATACAATGCCATGTAATATTAGAGAGGGGAAATGAAGATATGTATAATTTAAATGGTGTGATCATTAGCGGAACACATCGTTTATTATATAAAAATAAATGGATATGTGTTGCAGATTATCCAAATATAGAGAAGATATGTGATTATAATGAACCGTTATTATATTGTGTGAATACGAGTAACAAAATAATCAAATTGAATGGTATAGTTTTCTCTGATTGGGATGATATTTTAGTAGAAGATAAATATTTACGATTATTAAGAAATGTCAGCACTGAAGAATCGATAATAAGATTAGATCAAATACATAGTATTTATAATAAAGGATTTCCGTTTGATACACTGATAGAAATGAAAGACGGAACAATGAAATTCGTCACGGAAATAAATATCGGTAATGAATTAAAATCATATGATATTCATCGTCCCATTAACGTATATGGAAAAGTATTAATACAATCACATGACTTGGTATATGGAAATTTGTTAGATAATACAATAAAATATACAGAAGATTTAGGAGGGTTTTATCATTTGCTGACCGATCAAGGATATTTTTATGTAAACGGAAATAAGTATTTTGATTATAATGCTTGCGTTGATTTATACGTAAATTAACTGGTAGATTAACATATTATATAATAATTATTATCTATAAAATATGTATAATGAAGTTAAATATTAATGTCGAGACCATTGTTTTAATATGTATACTATTAATTATTTTATACGGACATCTTTTGTTTTCTTGCGCTAAAACACACAATCCTTATCTATTAATAGAAGGATTTAAAGAAACTATGAAAAAAACAGCAGATGCGATAAAAGTGACACCATCCAATGAAAAACGCAATGGTATAACGAAAGAAGCATTTTCGAATCATAAACAGTCATATTCAGAAGGCAATAATAGCAGCATGCTTATGTTTGCGAATACGCCATTTAAACCTGAATGTTGTCCTACAACATATACGAATAGTATGGGTTGTGCATGTATTAGCAATAAACAATACCAAAATTTAATACATCGCGGAGGGAATAATGTTCCATATAGTGAATATTAAAATGTGAGTAAACACTTTGAACAATATCGTATTTGTTTTGTATCATCCAATGAAGTATCAATATGATCTATTTCTATATCATGCTTACATCGTTTTCGTAATTTATTTTCAATAGAAGAATTCAAATTATTTATTTTTCTTAAAATAGTGTAGTTATTACAATAATCTGTATTTGCATCGAAAAAAAGATTATTACGAATATATGTTCTATGCTTATTGAGAAATTGGTACATGATTAACAAATTTTCGATTGATTTTGCGTTTGATTCTTCGTCTTCTTCGTCGTTTTCTTTATCATATTTGTTTTTATTCATGTTGATTTAAATAATTACATAATAATTATTTAAACTACAAATAATACTACAATACTACAATTTCATGAAATTAAAACTTAAATGTGAATAATTTCATCAATGATTTTCTTTATAACACCTTTATGATACCATTCCACCAAAACAAACAATTAAATATCGATTTATATTTGACTTAGACATACAAGTTTCGATATGTCATATTACCTTCTTCTCTCTTTATCAACTTGTCAACAATCTCTTTTGTAACTTGAAATGGAAATGTAACCTTCAATGCCAAATCTGTTTCAAACAAGTTCTCTCCAGGTTTCATCAATCGATAAAGATTCAACTTTGTATATATAATTTCCATACAGCGTTTCAAATTACGGACTCCATCTTCATTACAGCAGTGATTCTCTATAATATGATGTAATGCATCATCTTGAATAATAACCTGACCTTCTTCGAATACAACTTGTTTTCGAATATTCGGCAGCAAATACTGATTACTGATGATTGTTTTCTGTTTTAAATCATAACCCTTCGTTTTAATACGATACATTCGATCCTTCAATATAGGATTTACCTTTGACTCGTCATTGTAACTGAAGATAAAAATACATTTACTCAAATCAAAATCGATCTCTGAGAAATACTTGTCATGAAATTGACTATTCTGTGTTGTATCTGTCAAATGTGTCAATATACTCGCAATTTCTTCCCCTTTTGGTGTATCACTGATCTTATCCAATTCGTCGAAATAGATGACTGGATTCATACTTTTGCTTTCAATTAATATTTGCACAATCTTACCCCAGACACTTCCCTCATATGTATAAGAATGTCCTTCTAAGAAACTACTATCTGTCGCACCACCCAATGCAATAAAAGCAAAAGGGCGATTTAATATTTTACTAATTCCTTCTTTCACCAAAGAGGTCTTTCCACTACCTGGTGGTCCATGTATCGCAATTGCTGTCCCAATAGAGGAAGGATTTGTTATTAATTGTCCTAGGATTTGCATAATTTGCATCTTTGTATCATTTAACCCATATACTGCAGCATCCAACGTTTTCTGTGCGTTCTCCATGAATTCATGACACTTCTCTACACCATCTGAGAAATGAATGGGTAGCGTATCTACTTTCCCGAAAGGAATTCGCATGAAAGTATCGACCCAATTTTTTATCTTGTAATACTCTCCATTAGAAGGATCCATATTACGCAGGATTGCCATCTTCTTCATAGCAGCAACCTTATATACAGCAGGTATATCCGATTCGATTAAAGATAATCTATATGGTTTATCAAATTTCTCATATTGATTGATTTCTCTAATTTTTTTAATAATGGACTTCTGTTGAACGACATCCAACTTGGCAAAATACTGAAAGTCGTTCAACATATTCTTATTCTTAATAATTTTTCGAAAAATACGTTCATTTCTCTCTTTTTGTTTTTCACCTTTTCTCTCTATCTTTTCATTTTGTTTAATCAATTCTTTCTTACATTGACTGATACATTTACTGATAAGTTTATTATTATATTTTTTCTTTATATTATCCAATTGACTGATCACATCTTCATTCTTTACTTTGTCATCCGATATACCTGCATTTTCCATATTTTTAATTTTATTAATAATTTCTTTTACGACATCGACATTTTCCTTTTTATCTCCTTCTCTAGAGGATGTATTTTTCTTAGTTTTATCTTCTTGTTTTGTCGCTCCGCGACGACCTTTTTGTACAACTTCTTCTTCTTCTTCTTCCGATTCTGAGTCAGTATCATCCTCATCTTCTGATGTGCTAACCTCTTCATCCTCATCTTCTGTCTTATAATCTTCATCTTCACTGTCAAACTCTTCATACTCGTCTTCATCTTCTTCATCCGACTCATTATCCTTTATCGTAAATATTATATTGAACTTGTTTGGTTTATCGTCCGCCATATTATTATCATAACTTTTATTTTTTTTAAATTTATTAACGCTGCTATTAGATGCGAATTTTTGTTCATCTTTTATTTTTTCTGTCATATATTTGGAAGGAAATAGTTTACCCAAGAATTTTTTATACTCTATCGAATTCAACTCTTCATCATCTGAAGATGAATCGTTTGGAGGATCATTTGGTTCATTTGGTTCATTTCTTTTCTTTGAACGTGTAATAATGTCTGATTTCATTTGATTTTTTTTGGTAATTTCTTTGTTTGTATCTCTTCGAGGCATTATGTACAATACATAAATTATTTTAAATAGTATTTAATAGTATTTAATAGATATTAAGAGATTACTATATGAATAAACAACTGACGACAAATTTTATCTCGTTCAGAGATAAATATTCTCATAATGAGAGAAAAATAGAATCAGGGAATATATTACATAAATATCCCGGCAAGATTCCAGTCATATGTGAAAAATTGAAGAACACCAAAAATATGCCGAATATTTCTAAAACAAAGTTTCTGGTATCGAGAGATCTAACAATTGGTCAATTTATCTATATTATTCGTAAGTTTATTAGTGTTCATCAAAATACTGCTCTTTTTCTATTTATTGGTGATATTATACCACCTACTTCGGCATATATTTCAGATATTTATAATATATATAAAGATACGGATGGATTTCTGTATATCACCTTTTCTACAGAAAATACGTTTGGTTAATAAGGTTAGACCAATTGAATAATTATTAAATATAACTATTCAATCTTCAATGACATGACATGACATGACATGTTGGGAAACCCAACATTTACATATTTAAGCGCGTGAAGCGGAAGCACTTGCTGCAGCCGATCTAGATGCAGCGGCTTGTGCTTGTGCGGCGGCTGATGCTGCGGCACTTGCTGCTCTGGATGCTTTTGCTGAAGCAGATCTTGAAGCAGATGCAGATCTTGCTCTTGCAGCAGATCTAGATGCACTTGCTGCTCTGGATGCTTTTGCTGAAGCAGATCTGGCAGCACTAGCTGCTCTAGATGCAGCTCTTGCAGCAGATCTAGATGCAGATCTAGACGCAGAGGATGATCTACTTTTCATTGATGAACGTTTAGAATGACGACGATGACGAGTTCTTCTTCCCATTATAAAATAGTATGAGATTATAATTTTTTTGTAAATATGGTCCAATATTTAAAAAAAGGTCGAATCAAAGAGATGCCTAAATATGTAAAGGACCCCTGTTTACTCCTCTTTTGCCAAATTTTTAAAGTTTGTTTTTCAAAAGTGAAATCTACCATATTGTATCAGTATTACGCCACCACATTTTATCATTCTTTGTTATTTTGTATATTTCCCTAAATATAATTGAACGAGACAATGGAATATTTGTTCTATATTTGTCTAAAGGATGAGGATTTGTTTTTAAATTGGCTTGTAATGCTCTTTTAAAAATTTTTTGTCGCATTTGATGAGCATAATAGACAAAAAACTTTTGAAAAGATAAATATTGAATTGGTAAAATAATATCTTTATATGTATGTAAATTTGCTAAATATTCAACGCAAATCTCTAATCCAGATATATCTGACATATCTTCACCCAACCCAATTTCTACATCATATACGATTCCATCTCTTTTTGCGAACTCTTTATATTGTTCTATTACATCATTTTCCTTTTTCTTAAATTTGATCTTATCTTCTTTCGTCCACCAATCATTTAATTTTCCAGTATGATCATATTTACTACCCCAATCATCTAAACAATGACTCATTTCGTGCGCTAGTGTAAATCCAGCATGAGCAAGAATACTTTCACGACTCATTGCTATATCGATAAAAGGTTTTTGAATATATGCTAAAGGAACATATATTGAATTTGTAGATGGCGTATAAGAAGCATTAACAACATATGCTTGTGTTCCTGTAAATTTAGGTGGGTATCGACCCCAATCCATAGTAGGAATATCTACATTATTCGTTACATGTCCATCTAATGATAATGATTGTTTAAATCTCCATTCAAATATTAATAGCATATTTTCTAGAAAGTTTGAAGTATAATGTAATATTGGATCTTTACGTAATACTGGCTGAGACCCTACAATCAATTTAAGTTTATTTAATTTTAGTATAGCACTACTTTTCGTTTTTGGTGTTAGCCAATTATTATTTTTGATAATTCGCATAAATACATGTTTTAATTCATCCATCAATACATTTAAATACCTTATATTGGTTTCATTTTTATAAATTTTAATATATTGATTGGATAAAAATGTGTTAAATGCACATCCAAGTCCAAATATGCCATCTATTCCTTGACTTGCAAAATTTTTCTGTTCGCCTCGTTCAAACTTTCCGCGAAATTCATAGATAATATCTCTCGTTTGTTTACAAAATAAAGCAGTCTGTCTAACATAATTATAAATAAAATATGTTCTAAATGCCTTTGTATTCCACTCCTTTAATAATAATTCAGTTCCGTATTTTAAATAATTTACACTTCGGGTTATGAAGAAATCTGGCACTTTTGTAAAACCCATTTCTATACAAAATTCTTCCCAATTAAAATTATATTTAGTTAGTGCTTCCTTTTTTGTTATCTTATTATAATTATTTGGATCCTCCTTTTCTGTGAGACCACCGAATGCATTTAACAATTTCACTTGTGTATCATAAATATCATTAGGATCGAAATCATTATCTTTACCAAATAACGTTTCAAATAAATCTGTTATATATTTGAAATAACGTTTCTTATAATCAGCCTTATATTTGGTATCAATTCCATCATCGAAATATACATTTATATCTACAAATATAAGTCCTGGTCCATTTAATGCAGCTCGAAATGTTGATGGATCAGATTCATCCGGTAACATTTCGTATATAAACGGTAGTCCAACGGAATTAAGTTCACCTGCTGTTTTATTCAATAATCCCATTAATTTCCAAAGATTGTCCTTATTTATCATCAAATCATCTATTTTTGAAATCATTTTATTTGCATTTGATTTTATTTCTGTTACAGTTGAAAATGTTTTAGTTGATTTGTAGAATGTGTCTAAACACTTGCCAAAAGTAGTATGTTTCGACGTTTTCAAATAGTCTTCTACAATTTCAAATAAGTGTGAGAATACTAGTCTTTGAACTAACCGAAAATCATCAAACTCTACTATATATTTGTTACCTTCTTCAACCTTGAAATTTTTTAACCAATCGCGATTTACCCAATTATAAAAATCATTCTTTGGATTTATCTTTTTATTGTTATAAAATGCATTAATCATTCTACTTTTCTTTTTGTGTCTTACCGTTTTGTTTTTACTCATCCAGTTCTTTTCGTTTTTACTAAACTCTTTTTCAAAAGTAAATATTGGAAAATCGTCGAATTTAATTCTTTTTCTTGTGTGTTTCATATTATTTTGTAATATTTTTATTATACTATATATATATTGGCTATTGGCTATTGATTAATATTAATTATGCTTAATATTAATATTAATCAATAAACAGATTTACATAAAAATAATATAAAATACTTTATTATTTATATTTATCAATGAATGCTATAGTAGCTATAGACAATAACAGTGGTTTATCGAAAAATGGAACAATACCATGGAATATAAAATCAGATATGAAATTCTTTCAAAAGAAAACAGAAAATAATATTGTTATTATGGGTCGGTCGACATTTTTCTCTCTACCAGAAAAAAATAGACCCCTTAAAGAGAGAATAAATATTGTTTTAACACATAATCCAGAAAAATATGATCATCTTGTTCAGTCTAATCTTCTATTTACGAATGAGAATAATATATCTTCTGTTATAGATGACGTAAAGAGATTGAATCCTACTTTTTCCGTATATATAATTGGTGGAAATCAAATATATGAGAAGTATTTACATCTATGTGATAACATTTTTATAACACATATCAGTGAAAACTATTATTGCGACCTATTTTTCAACGACGAGAAACTGATCGAAGGATTTGAAAAAACTATTATAGAAGAAAATAATAAGTATACGATTATTCATTATAAACGTTTGAAACAACCTATATAGATTTTATTTGAGCTATTATAACCGCACTTTATCTCTAAATAAAAATAAATTGATATTAAACAATCTAAATATATCTTCTGATATTAAAAGAGAAGAATGTCAATGAACAAAATGAACCCAAGCAAAATTATTGGAATCCAATTCAGTATTCTATCTCCCGAGGAGATTCGAAATAGTTCTGTCGCAGAAATTACTTCGAGAGACACATATATCAATAATAAACCCGTCATCGGTGGTCTATTTGATCCTCGTATGGGTGTATTAGAACCAGGACTCATTTGTCCAACTGACGGATTGGATTATATGAAGACGCCTGGTTATTTCGGTCACATTGAGCTGGCTAGACCCGTATTCTATATTCAATATTTTAATACTATTTTGAAAATTTTACGATGTGTTTGCTTTAAATGTAGCAAATTACTCATCAATAAAGATACATATAAACAGGCACTGAAATTGGTCGGAGAACAACGATGGAAATATGTATTTAATATTGCCAGCAAGAAGCATTATTGTGGTGAAGACAACGACGATGGTTGTGGTTGTCTTCAACCACTCAAAGTGCGCAAAGAAGGACTCGCTACTATCATTGCTGAATGGAAAGACGATATTATTATCAAATTGACTGCAGAAATGATTTTGAAGATATTCCGGCGCATATCTGACGAAGATGTTAATTTCATGGGTTTCAGTCCCATTTGGAGTCGACCTGATTGGATGATCTGTCAAGTTATGGCAGTTCCTCCTCCTCCAGTTCGCCCATCTGTCAAACATGATTCTTCTCAACGAAGCGAAGATGATCTCAGTCACATCTTGGTCAATATTATCAAGACGAACAATACTCTTCAGGAAAAAATACAGATGAATGCAAATGAAAATATCATCGAAGATTGGACAACATTGTTACAATATTATATTGCAACTCAAGTGGACAACAAACTACCAGGAGTTTCTTCTGTTGCACAACGATCTGGTCGTCCTCTTAAATCCATCAAAGATCGTTTGAGTGGAAAAGGTGGACGTATGAGAGGCAATCTCATGGCAAAACGTGTTGATTTTAGTGCCCGTTCTGTTATCACTGCTGACCCCAACATTTCCATCAGAGAACTTGGTATTCCTATGAAGATCGCCAAGAATATCACTAAACCAGTTCTCGTGAATGAGAGAAATCGAGCATTCTTGACAAAACTTGTGCGTAATGGACCCGATGTCCATCCTGGCGCCAAAATACTTGAAAAGAAGAATGGTAATACTATTACTTTGCGATACATTGATCGCAATTCGGTTATTCTTGAAGATGGTGATATTATTCATCGACACATGATGAACGGCGATATTATCCTCTTCAATCGACAACCAACACTTCATAGAATGTCAATGATGGGACATGTTGCGAAAATTATGAAACAAGGTGACACATTTCGAATGAATGTAGCCGATACCAAGCCTTACAATGCAGATTTTGATGGAGATGAGATGAATTTACATATGCCTCAGGATGTAGAGGCAGAATCAGAATTGAGGAATTTGGCGGCCGTTCCTTATCAAATAATTAGTCCAGCAAATAATGCACCAATCATCGGCATATTTCAGGATTCCATGTTGGGATGTAATAGATTTACACGACCTAATATTCGATTTGATGCAAGAGAAGCAATGAACCTGCTAATGGCATTTCAACGAGTCAATGAACACAAGTTGGAAGATCTATTACAGCAGAATAATGGTAAGATTTCCAATTTCCATATATTGTCACAAATTATGCCACCTTTGTCATTGAAATATCCCACCAAGTTGTTCAAAAAAGATGAAGACAAAGAAACATCCAATAATGTTCTCGAAATAAAAAATGGAGAATACCTTCGTGGACAGATGGAGAAGGGTGTTCTTGGTGGTGGATCGAAGAGTATCATTCAACGCACATGTAATGACTTTGGAAATATGGCAGCATCCAACTTTATTGATGATTTACAGAACATTATCACTGAATATATGAAATCGAGTGCTTACAGTGTTGGAATTGATGATTTGATTGCAAATGATGATACAAAGCATAAAATTATCAAAGAAATCACTTCAAAGAAGGAAGATGTGAAGAATCTCATTGATCAAACTCATATCGGCATTTTCGAAAATAAAACGGGGAAAACGAACCAAGACGAGTTCGAAACACAAGTCAATAATATTTTGAACAAGGCAACACACGAAGCAGGATCTATTGGACTTAAGAGTCTCAGCAAAGAAAATCGATTTGTTATCATGGTAAATGCTGGATCAAAAGGAAGTGACCTGAACATTTCTCAGATGATTTCTTGTTTGGGACAGCAAAATGTGGATGGAAAGCGTATCCCCTATGGATTTGATCACAGAACATTGCCTCATTTCACCAAATACGATGATAGTCCAATTGCTCGTGGGTTTGTTGAGAGTTCGTATATTAATGGACTCTCACCACAAGAACTCTTCTTCCATGCAATGGGTGGTCGTGTAGGTCTTATTGATACTGCTGTGAAAACATCTACAACTGGATATATTCAAAGAAGATTGATCAAGGGTTTGGAAGACTTGATGGTGTCATATGATATGACAGTGAGAACGAACAAGAATAAAATTGTCCAATTCGTTTATGGCGATGATGGTATTGATACGGTAAAAGTGGAGAATCAATCGATGCCTCTTGTGAAAATGAGTATCCAAGACATTTATTCTCATTATAATTTCCCTAATGATGCAGGGTTGTCAAAATCACTGAAAAGTATTATGACTGGAGAATGCTTTAAACAATACAAGAAAGAGATCACCGAAATGAATAAATTGTGTAAGTTCTACACAGATCTCATGATCAAGAAACGCAATCAAATTGTTGAAAGTATATTTCGATATAAAGACGATAGTAACGTATATTGTCCAGTTGCATTCAGTTATCTCATTGGCAATATTCAAAATCAAATGATGATTAATGCCAACTCGATCATTGATATTACTTTCTTGGAAGCGTTCCAAATGATGACAGAATGTTTATCGCATCTGGAGAAGATCTACTATTCTCCTCCAACCGAATTATTTAAGACATTATTCTACTTCTATCTTGCACCAAAAGAACTCCTATTTGTCAAACGATTTAATCGAGCAGCATTGACACTTCTATTGGAGAAAATCTCACTTGATTATAAGCGTGCCATTGTTGCGCCAGGTGAAATGGTTGGTATGATCGCAGCACAAAGTATTGGTGAACCAACAACACAACTGACTCTCAATACATTTCATTTTGCTGGAGTATCGAGTAAGTCAAACGTTACTCGTGGAGTTCCTCGTATTGAAGAAATTCTGTCATTATCGAATGAACCAAAGAATCCATCATTAACGATTTATATGAAACCAGAAGATGAAGATGACAGAACAAAAGCACAATCAATTATGTATTCTTTGGAATATACAAAACTTGTTGATATTGTCGATACGATAGAGATCTGCTTTGAACCATCAGATGAAACAACAAGCAGTTCATGTTTCAATGATACGGAATTATTACAGCAATATAATCGGTTTGAACAACTCGTAAGTGAATGTAATGTAGATGGTAATTCATCAGGAGCTGACAAATCGAAATGGATGTTACGAATGGAAATGAATGCGGAAGTCATGTTGGAGAAAAATATTACAATGGATGATATTCATTTCACTTTGAAAAATAGTTACGGAAATGAAATATCATGTATCTTCTCAGACTATAACTCAGAGAGTTTGGTATTTCGTATTCGAATGAATAATCTTCTTCAATCACAGAAGAAAAATGCGGCAGATCCTCTTGATCAATTTGATCATATCTATGTGCTGAAGAACTTTCAAGAACAGTTATTGAACAGCACTATTATTCGAGGTATAAAGAAGATCAATAAGGTTATTCTGCGAAAGATCCTGAATAATGTATCAGAGCAATCTGGTGTGTTCAAGAAGAAAGATATTTGGGTGCTTGATACAGTCGGTTCTAATTTGTTAGAGATTCTTGCATTGGATTATATTGATATGTCAAGAACATTCAGCAATGATATTATGGAGGTATATAATGTCCTCGGCATTGAAGCAGCAAGACAAACTATTTACACTGAATTATCAGAAGTTCTAGAGTTTGATGGAGGGTATATTAATTATCATCACATGGCAATGTTATGTGACAGAATGACATATTCGAGTAAACTAATATCTATCTTCCGTCATGGAATTAATAATGATAATATCGGTCCTATTGCAAAAGCATCCTTTGAGGAAACACCAGAGATGTTCTTGAAAGCGGCAAAACATGGAGAATTGGATATAATGCGAGGTATTTCAGCGAATGTAATGGTTGGTCAAGAAGGTATGTTTGGAACAAATGCGTTTCAAATTATATTGGATATTGAAGAGATGAAGACATTAACTATTAGTGAACAAAATCGGTATCACAAAGAAGATGTCCAAGATGTCATCAATAAACACTTCGGTCATATCGAAGAAGCTGGATCACAATGTTCTGCCTCTAAATTGAAGATTAATAATAATATTCATATTGATGTGAATACAGATATGGATCTTGCTGAGGAAGCGGAGGACGATGACTATTCGCCAGATGGATTATAAGAAGCGATAATAATAGAATAATATAGATAGATAAATGAATCATAATAATTTGCGGGATTATTATGATTATCAATACATTTTTTATTGAAGAAAATATTATATTATGATATTATGATATTATGATGATGAAGGTAACAAAATAGGCCTTTGTTTCTTCGTTTTAGCCTTCTGTTTCTTGCCTATTTTTTGTTTTAATTCAAGTATGGTTAAACCCCTATAGGGATTATATTGTGGCGGTAATTCTGAGTTAGGTTGTTTACGAAGCTGATTCCATTTAACCGGTTTATATGTTAGAATAATCTCTTCAATAATGCGTTTTTCCTGGTCAATGGTTTCATCTTGATCAACTTCAGGTGGCGTTAAAGGTAAAAACCTTTTCGTCTTTTTTTTGCCAGTCGTTTTCTTCTTGACAACCTCAATTGGAACAATAGGATGACCTTCTCGTTCTGCCTGTAAACTTAGTATTTCATTTAATTTAGATATTTTACCTCTTTCTTGATACTTTGTTTTCTTTCTCACCTGATATTCACCTAAAAATGTATTAATATCAGTATATTCTGTCAAAGCCAATTCGATATCTTTTTTCTTATTACATTGTAATTCATCCAATGAGAGAAGTATACGATTATCTTCGATTTTATTAATTAATTGATATGTTGCAATATGTTCATTTCTACTCGGTGATGTAATTATAAATACAAAAGTATTACTTTTTACAGCAGTAACCGCAGTAGCAGCAGTTTGAGAATTAGATATACTGGGTTCTGCAATTGTGTCATTCAATATTAAGAATCGTCTTTCGTATAAAGAGAGAAATATCGGTTTATTTGATATCAAAATAGCAGGTATCTTGTAATAAATCATTAATATCATCAAATCAAAATTAGTAATAAAATATTCTTCAGAGTAAATGACATCCATTATATTTATGCTTTTCATGTTTAATTGATCTGTCAAATACTTTTTTCCTTCAGTCTCTAATATATTGATTATTTGTTGTTTATATCGCAGAAATAGATTAGAATATAGTTTATATAAATCAGATTTAATATTTTCAATTGTCAACTCTTTTTCTCTGATACGATTCACTATATCAATAATAATTTTATAACCACAAGCACTAGTGTTATAATATTTCAATGCAGCAAAATCAGTGGATATAAAACATGCCTTCCAATATATCATTTTCACTTTTTCGATTTCTGTAACACATTCACTATTATCTTCCTTTTCGAAATCAGACAAATTTGCCCTTTTCTCTATTAAATTTGCATTATCATATGTATTATAATGAACATAAGGATTAATTTTATCTTCTATCAAATTTTCAAAGTAGTCTTTCACTTCTGTTTCCATAATTAAAATTTCATCATTATTCAAGTTATAATTCAGAGAACCGAAAGATAAATAAGTATTAGGTTTGAAAATATACGAATTGATTCTTTTGTATCGTATTAACTGATCTGTCAATTTACCAAAATATATAGTTTCATTATCATATTTCAATTCTTCTGACAAAATCCCCTTATTTGGCAAATTTAATTGACAATCCGTTGTGAAAGAACATAATGGTTGTCTGATATCACATTCTGTTTTGTCAAGAAATAAACAGGTTGAGAAGTCTTTTACTACACCGATATAATCCTTTACTTCAATATCCACAAAAATGATTTTATTACTAATGCGAACCAAATGTTTTAATATATCTAATACCATTTTATATTTCTGGTTGTAAGTCAAGAACATATTTTGTATAATATCCTCCAACTGTTCTCTCAATTTGACATAATCATATTTATTCAATAATAATCGAATTGTATTTCTGAACGCATTATAGAATAGTGTTTCTAAACGAATTAATAATATTTCTTCTGTCCGTTCCTTATCTTCTTCGCCATCATTTAATATACGATCTTCATTATTATAGTAATCCAGTAAATTATCCTCTCTTAATGGAATCAAATCGTCATCATTTTTTATATCTTCAATGAACTTCGTTGGTTCGCTAATCTTTACAAATTGATTCGTTTCTGTCAAAATACCGATGATTTTTTCATCTTCTAATACTTTGAACCTTGGTTTACAATTGATTTTTGTATTTTTATTCAAATTGATTAAAAAATTGCGGGTTTTTTTATATTTTTGATATATGCTTGGTTCACCGATAAATACATAATCATATTCATTTCGTATCGATGATGGAAAACATGGTACTAATCCTTGAACGTCTTTACCATTTTCTTCTTTATGAACAAATAATAATATGACTTTACTTGCATAGTTTACGACTTGATAAATAATATCATAATTGTGTCGTTTTAATACCTTGATCATTTCATCTAACTTCATTGGATCTTCATATTTGTATACACGAGACTTATGTATTGGGTTACATTGATGTTTCATGATTGGACCGATGACTTTACTTAATATTCTTTTTATATTAGGCGACAAAGTAGGGTTACGAATATGAAATAATGATAAGATACCAATCCTCTTAGCATCTTCATTTTTAATCATAAATATTGGCTCAAAGTATTGATGACCATGATCTGTTGCTGCGTATAAAAAAAGAGATGGCTTTAAAGAACTATATACATTCGAAGAGTAATGATTTGTAGGACAAATGATTTCCACATTACATGTTTCATCATTACATGTAGAATAGAGAATGACCAGGTTAATACCCTTCTTCTGTATAAATAAACCGTCTTGACTACATATCATATCCCATAAATATGTATAATCTATTATTACCGTATCATCGTTTAAATACCGAATGAAATTTTCATATGATTGAACAACGTTTCGAAAATATTGGTGTTTCGGGTCTGTCGTTTCAACGTCACCGTCTTTAAATAGTTTTTTATATAGAATACTTTCTGTGTATGGGGCTATATCTGTTTTCTCTGATTTCTCTGATTTGTCTGATTTAAATATCTGTATTAAATCTCCATTTTGAGAAGTAATGAAACGATCTAATGTTACGAAAGGAATCAATATATCATTTTTAAATTCTTTTATAGTTTTAGATGCAGCAACTGATTTTTGCTCTGGTTCTGCATATATAAATTGATATAATACTGATATACAAGAGAGAAACGATTGTAATGGATTGGCTTCGACGCCGATACGCAATAGACATTCTTTGTTTTTGATAATTTTATTGATATTGTCTGTATATTCTATATTACACCCAGTCTCATTTTGGTGATGTAAAAACATTGTTATATCGATCGGCAAATGTCCATACATTCCTTTTGAAAGAGGAAAATTCGTCGGTTTTTTAATATCTTCGTGCTTTTTCTCTTTTTCTGCGGGAATAGCTTTCATAGTCTTTTTCTGTCCTTCTACAGGAGGAGTAACTTCTACCGGGGGCGCAACTTCTACAGAAGATTCTTTTTGACCAGAAATATCCTTTTCGCCTTCTTTAAATGCGGCTTTAGCTTTCATTTCTTCCAATATTGGATCAGGCAAATTTGACATACATTTTGATTTTAACTCTTTTTGTTTTTTTTCTATTTTACTAAAACAGCACGGCATACACAGACCATCTTTATTATTTATAAAACCGGGATAGTGTTGTTTATAATCCGCATCATCTGTTCCATGAACATCTTTATAATAGAAATGATATACATATTCTCCGGGTTTTACAGTCTTTGCGTTTGGTGGTATTATATTTGGCCATCCACATATCTTTGCATTTTTATCGGTAACAGGTGACCATGTCTTTAAACACCAATATCTCGGACATATATAATAATTCATTGATTTTGGATTTGTACCAAAGCGAATTATTGTTTGATCACGTAAACCTTTTTCTAAAAAGTCTGGTATATCTTTTATAATTCGTCTCATCTCTGAATCCGTAACTAATACAGGTTGTCTTCTCTGAACAGATTGACATGATCTTGAATATGTTTTATATAAATTACTTACATTTTTTTCAAAGAAAACTAGTTCTTTCTTTTCTATTCTGGATTGAAATGGATTTGGGTATGTCAAACTTCGACCATCCCAATTCTCTAACCATTCATCGTCCGCAGGAGAACCAACGTCTGTGGATTCTTTTACAGCAGGATATTTTTGTTCTTCTTCTGGTTCTTCTTCTGGTTCTTCTTCTGCGGGGGAACCCATTTGACCAACTTTTTCAAAGTTGGATTCTTCTTCTGATTTTGATTTTGATTTTGTCGCAGGTAAAACATAACTGGGTTCTAATTCTGGCATTTCATTATAATCAACTTCAGGATTTGATAATTCTGTGGAAATACTTTTTTTACCAATATTTGAATATGAACTCGCTTTACTTTTAGGAAAATAACCATCATCTTCAGGTTCTTTTTGAAACTGAGATTGTATCTTTTTAAATTCGGTCTCGAAATTGGATTTTTTTTTTGGCTCACTTGATATACTTGAAACAAAACTAGCTTCTTCTTCCGGAACACTTGATATACTTGAAATACTTGGACTACTTTGAACAATTGGTTCACTTGAAATACTTGAAATACTTGGACTACTTTGAACAATTGGTTCACTTGAAATACTTGAAATACTTGAACTACTCTGAACAATTGGTTCACTTGAACTACTCTGAACAATTGGAATACTTTGAGCAGTGCTTTTATCTTGATCACTAGCACTAGCTTCTTCTTCTTCTGGTTCACTTGAACTACTTTGAACAATTGGTTCACTTGGAATACTTGGGCTACTTTGAACAATTGGAATACTTTGAACAATTGGAATACTTTGAACAGTGCTTTTATCTTGATCACTAGCACTAGCTTCTTCTTCTGGTTCACTTGAACTACTCTGAACAATTGGTTCACTTGGAATACTTGGGCTACTTTGAACAATTGGAATACTTGAACTACTTTGAGCAGTGCTTTTATCTTGATCACTAGCACTAACTTCTTCTTCTTCTTCTTCTGGTTCACTTGGAAAAATTGGAATACCCAAAATAGTTCTCTGATCTTGAATAATTGGTTTAATAGGAACAATTGGTTTACTTGAAGCAGTGCTTTGATCTTGAACACTTGGTTCTTCTTCTTCTTCTTCCGGCGATGATACAGCAGTAGCAATTGGGGAAGAGTTCTCTGATGATGATGATGCAACAATTGGTCCAGAATTGGATGATGAAGAATTAACTTGACCACCGCTACTATTACTTGTAAAATCATCAGAACTATATCCAATCATTCCCATATCATTTAGATCTTCTTCTTCATCTAATTCTGGTTCTTCTACTTCTTCAATTACAACAGCAGGTTTTCCATTAATATCTGCAATTTGACGTGTTTTATGAATTAAATCCGTAATATCTGTAATTTGTGCTGCTGCCGCTGCTGCTACAGAAATATGGGCAATCGTATCTGACACATTATAACATTCAATTGGTATTGATATACTCGATCTATCTTGTAATAACCGTATAACAGAATCTATATATATCGGTAAAATATCCAAATAAGCAATATTATTTATTTCTTCTACAGAAACAACTATCTTGAAGTTTATATTATCACAACGAAAAACTACTTTGAACCCAGGAATGGTAAACTTCAACTTTCTCATTTTAATATTTCCCATTGTCGCTGCATCCTGTTTCATTTGGAACTCTTTAGATGTTCTTGCGATCAACCGTTTTGCATCTGCATTGCTTATATTATAATTTGTCGTTAATAATTGTAAAAATTCTCGTTGTGTATATTCTTGCGATAGACTATATTCGCCTGCATTTATAAAGTCCAAAATAGACGACTCTATATACATATCTTCATCAAAATCTGCCACTCTCTTAAATCTCAATGGAACCTCTACTCCACTTATTTTTTCCGCAATAAAAACTGCATTAATACAGTCAATAATACCACTGAAATCTAACTTCTTGCTATCATATATTTCTCTCGTCATATTATACATACTTTGATAATGAATATTGTTTACTATGATATTTTCATCACGAAATTTATCGAATAATAATATATTATATCCATTCTGTTCCATATTCACTTTTAAATATTCTATCAATGGATTTACTCGACTACGAATAAAGTCTTCCACATCAGTCAATACTTTTATATCTAAAAACTTACAATAAATTTGAATATCGCCATTTTCATAGAACTCACAAATACTTATCTCCGTTTCTTCTGTATATATATACGCAGAAACTACACTTTTATACGCTTTTGTTATGATACCAAAATCACGATTCAATGTATTAATATTCGCCAACGTATCAAACCCTGCTTTCGAATTCGTTTTCATTGGAACATATGGTATTTTACGACCATCTGTAGATACCTTATTTGCATATAATCTAAATATATTTTCACTTGCCTTATCCGGATTGTATTTAATAAAAGGATTCGTCTCACTCGCGTGAATTAATTTAAAAACGATATCTAATGGTATTTTAATATTATAACTTGGTTTCATTGTAATTCGAATCATTTGAATTCCAGTTCCAATACTCACATTATTTGACCGCACTTTGGTATCTCTATATATGTCATACAACGTATCTACTTTGTTATAATTTACTCGATTCTCATCCACCATGCGAATACTCTGTTGTACCAATTCAGTTCTCTGAGAATCTAATTGTTCTATATTCAATATACCTTTTTCAAATAAATAAGGAAAATATATTTTTACATTATCCTTACGGTTATCGCCTAATACATCACTTGCCAAACACAAGTAAATACGATTATCTAATATATCGCCATTATTCATAAGTAATTCATTATTCGTTGTCGTCATTACATCGATATCATCTTGTTCGCCTTTGAAAAAGGCGGATTCACCCACCGAAAATGGATTTACTCTATAGAATTCGCGATTTATTTGTCCCAAAGTATGATCCATATAAAATACCTGATCTTCAATGTTCAATGAAATTATATCATCATAATCATATTCGGTCTTGTCTTCTATATTAAACCCAATTTTCTCTCTACTCTCGTTTAAAATAATATTAGAGAGAAAATTGTCCAATCGACTACGAGTTACCAAACGTCGCTTATGATTTGACAGTGTCTGAAATATACGGAAAATATTTATTCGTTTTTTTTCTTCACAGAAAAGGTATATTTCATCATATGACATTACTGATCCCATTGCTTCATTCACAGCATCAATAATTTTCAATTTAATATCGCTAATTGTATCATCCAAATGAATCTGCTGTCTAGAAAAATATATACTCACATTTGTGGCAGCTATCATCCTTTTCTCTGATTCACTAAATACCTCTTGAATAATCATCGCATTTTTATCTCGCTTGATTACCTCATTCAAATCCAGATCTTCATTGCCAGTATCTCCATAAAATACAATAATCCGTTCAATATCAGTCTGGTTTTTTAATTGAAAAATTTTATAGGGGTAATTACTTTTTAATTGTGACTGTGACTGTGACATATATAAATTAACTATATAATTATAAGTATTCTAATTTATATATTATATATCATAATATGGATTATCGGTAATTGTCATACCACAATAACTCTGTTGTTTTTTCTTATAGTCTACTGGATCATAGATACCAATTTTTACAGCATTTTCTAAAAGAAATTTGAAATTCTTCCAAAACTCCTGCTTATGACCGACTGAAACAGTCATTGTATGCGCTAATTCATGTATTCCAACAAATACCAATGTATTTTCATCTATCAATGTTCCAGTATTCTTCGTTTTATTCAAACAAAATGCCATTTTCTCTCCTTTATTTTCACTATATGCAGTTAATTCACTCGTCGGTAAGGTCTCCGTTATTTTGTTGGGGTTAAAATTACGCTTCAATCTCTGTACATCATCTTCATTTGGATATTTTTTCGCCATATAATCCACTAATTGTTTCATTTTCATTACGACATTTGCCAATAAATCGACAGCTTCTTGAACCATTACACGATCTCTCACGCAATATTTATTGCCATCTACTGTCGAAATGACACATTTTAATTGTAGATTTTCCGATGTATAATATACTCTTAAACACACTAATACCACGATTCCAACAAAAATATATAATATATATTTATTCATCAATATATATTATGTTAAGTTAATTACCTAGAGAGTCCCTGTAGTGCTACCGATCTCTAATGGCGGTCTCATAAAATCAGGTGTTATTGTGCTTTGTTGCCATGGTCCAACATATGTTTGTGGATTAGGTGGTTCCGAACGGATCTGTAAGTTTGCATTTCTTAATGATTGACCGACTGTATCTATTCCAATGTGATATCCAGCTTTTAATAAATTGATGTTTGCTAAGTCTCCTTTTCCTGATGGATTCAGTTGCGCCCATTGACTATTTGAATCCCTTGGCAACAGTTCTGATGGATTCTGTATATTTGGCTTGGAACATGAAGTAGGCATTCCTTTATTCGGTGTCGAAATTCCAGATACCGATGCGAATATCTCATTTTGTCCCAACGGTTCAGATGGAATCACTCCCGTTTGTGATGCGGACATAGAACCCTTTTTGGAAGGTTTCGATTGTTGATATACACTACCTTGTGAGTTTGATGTCATATATTCTGGTCCATATCTACCCTTATTATTCATATAACGAAGAAGATAACCTATCCCAAAAACAACAACTAATAATATGATGATAGTGCCTGCTCCTGTATTTTTACACCATTTCTTAATAGAATCAAATCCTGAACCCATTATATAAAATTAGAATAAAATATTTTTGAAATATACATTTAATTCTTCTAAACATAACATAATTTTAAACATTTATCATTTATATTTCTTCCATGTTATAATTTAATATCTCTTCGATATGTTTAAAATCCAATTCACTTATTACACTATCATCTTCTTCTAAATCGTCTAACATATATGTTTTCTTTATATTTTTCGCTTCTAAAAATGCTAAAAGCGCCTGATGCTTTAATCTTCTTGCCTTTTTTCTCGCTAATCTATAAACTTCATAATAGACTTCTTCTGGCTTTTTTAACTTCATAACATCACTCTGTTCCGCTTCTAAATCCATTGAGATTTCACTGAAATCGCTGAATTCGCTTGGAGTGTCTTTTTCTAAACTATCTTCTATCAATGTCATTGTCTCATCTATTTTAGGCTCTTCTTTACATAATTCGTTTACATTTTTATTGGGTTTGAAATTCATTGTGTTTCCTACAGAGTCATCTTCTTCATCTGAATTTATATCCATTTCGCCAACTTCTTCTTCTTCTTCTTCTTCTTCTTCTTTCGGGATTTGTATTTTATCAACTGTTTTGCATTTTATAACTGGATTGTTTAAATGTTTTACACCTGTATCAATCACACATTTATCGAATAACATATCATTATCTAATACCATTACTTGTTTCATTTCTATTTCTATTTGAAAACTTCGTGATGTAAATTTGATGCCCTGAATTTCTATCACTGAAATAATTTGCTTATCATGTGTTATATCATCCATTTTTAATGGCACTTCATTTTCATTATATATCTTGATAATTGGTATATTTGTAGCATGATTGATCTTAACATTTGTTCTGAGTAAATAGTTTTTACCAGAACGATAAATTCGTATCGGTGATGTAAAGGCTGTTTCGATATCTGATTTCTCCATTTTTTCTTGAAACCATTCATCTCCTTTTTCATAAATCATTTCGTGACATTTGGTTTCTAGATTCTCTAACCAACGAATAAACACAGGTTCATTATTATCGAACATTAATTCCGAATAAATCTTTTTACCGTTTTTGACAAATCCTTGTTTTGTAAAACTTTTAGGAGTTTGAACATAAAGGGGTTTTCCAGAACAATATATTTTCGTAAAATAAGCAGAACCTGGAATAGAAGATGGATGTGCTAAATGTAATAAGTCGAATTGGAATTCGTCGTTTGGTAGAATAATATTACTCATTATTAGATAAAAGGAAAAGAATAAGGGATGCGAAACGCCTCCATTATTCTTCAATGACATGACAGGTTGGGTTCCCCAACCTTTACAGGTTTAAAAGAATAAGGTTTATACATCGCAAAAATTGGTATATCTTTTTCGTTTTGTTTATTATGAAGGATAGTTTGTTCTCTCAATGTTTGGATATTTTAAAGAGAGAAGATATAAAATATAAAATTAAAAATGTATTTGAACCAGTTATTGATATGATTATGGATGAAGTGCGCCCATATATTTACATATCAGTATGTATCATAATATTTATATTTATTATGATTTTAGCGATATTAACTATTTTGATCCGTAGCAAAACATAACAAAAAATAAGTAATCGAAAGAATAAAATTTACACGTATTTAAATAAATAATATTTTTTGTAATTTAGCAATATTAATTTATTACACTATTATATTGTAATATCATATAATAGTATGTCTGAAACTGATGCTATAAAACCAAGCTCACCAGAAAATAAACCACATACTAATACTTTTACAGAAACTATGAAGAATATTGCACAAACTGCTGCACAAACTGCTGCACAAACTGCTGTAACAGCTGTTGCAAATCACCCTGATGTAAAAGCTATTACCGATCACCCTGATGTAAAAGCTATAACGCAAACTACGTTTGATACTCCTCAAGCAAATTATTCTTTTCAGGCTGAAAAAGGTGATTTAAATTCTAATCAAGATACAACTGATTCTAGCATAACTGTTCCTTCTAACACAACTGATACAACTGTTATTTCTAACACAACTGTTCCTTCTAACACAACTGACGCAATTGACACAACTGAAACAATTTACACAAATGATTCTAGCACAACTGTTCCTTCTGATACAACTGTTATTTCTAACACAACTGCTCCTTCTAGCAAAATTAATAATTCATGTGATGAAAATAATCCAGTTGTTCAAAAACTAGCATTAAATAAATTTAAAAAATTTATGGATCTCGTTATAGAAGAATTAAATATAAAACTTGCAGAAGAAACAGAAAAACAAAATCAATCAATAAATGGGGGGAGTAAGCGGCGTTCAAAAAGAAGATTACAAAATAGAAAACGAACAATAAAAATAAAAAAATATAGATATAGATATATGAGTAAACACGGAAGAAAACGAAGTACTAGAAAAAGAACTGGCAAAAATCGAAGATTTAGAGGGGGTGCAGGATTTGGAGCAACTCAGTGGGGTTCAACAATGGCAGGCTCTAATATAACAGCGCAAAATGCTGCTGTTGGAATGAGTGGTTCAATTGAACCTACACAGGCTAATTCAGGTTTTCCAGGGGTATATCAAGGAGGAAGACGCGGAGGTTCAATTGGTGCAGTTTTAGCACAAGGTTCTGTTCCTGCTGCATTATGGGCATCTCAATATATGTATGGAAAAAATAAGCGCAATGTATACTCACGAGGTCGTAATTCTGGATTTGGAAATCAAGGCAGAAAAACTAGAAGAAGATACCGATAAATAAAAGATAAATATTATAATCAATTAATTATAATATTTAGTCAAATGAATAAATAAAGTAATCATAATATATTGACTATGAATGAACATATTAATGTATCTGAAATGGTATTAATGACAGGAGGTGACGGTGAAATAGTAAGTGGTGGGTTTGATGTTGGATCTCTATTGCTGAAAAACCAACTTACTACATCAAATGATGCGGCATATAAAACACTAATTGGCAATTCTATACCATTTGGTTTATTATATGATATGCGAGATAGTTCTGTAAAAGAAGATATTCTAGAAGGGTTAACCGAAGGCGGAGGCATATCAAATAGTCAAATAATTGACGATGAATTATATACAAAATTGTTAAATGACTGGTCATTTACAGCATCTTCTGTTGATACACAATCAAAAAAGAAGAAAAAGAAGAAAACAATTAGACAAAAAGGAAATAAAGGGCATACAAATAAGACGAAAAATACGAAGCGTAATCGACATTAGAAATCACTTTTAAAAATGTGACTTTTATACTTTGCTCCAATTTTTATAGTTAAATGGCGAAACGAGTATATTATCCAATTTTTGTTTCCAGTATTTGATTTGTTCATCCTTTAATATATCTTTTTCTGTCAATGGATAAGGTGTTGTAGTTTCCATCAATTCTTTTTCTTTATCTGTCATTTTTGGTTTTTTACCGTAGCAATTGACACCGAATCGCACATTTGGATTAGCAATATAACCACCATTAACGCCTGGTCTACCGCAGTCGTTTTCGTGACCAGATATCGTTTGTAGATTTTTATATGTTTCTGCTTGTGTAGGGAATAACGCCATTTGTCCATCAGACCATCCATAATTACACCATTCTCCTCCTTCATTATAAGATTTTTCGACTTCATCATATTTTGCAAGACGCGCGTCATATGCTTGACATAATGTTGCTGCTTCCTCATAACCATAATAGTTTCCTGGTATATTGAAAACTTGTGATTTTTTAGATGAAAAAGAAGGTTTTGTATTTGTAGTTGTGTTTGATGATCCAGTATTTTGTTGAACATCAATATCAATGACTGGATTTTTAGAAAATGTATTATGTATATCTGCTGTAGTGCTAAGATTGAAAATATTAAATATATTCCAGAAGTGTCTGGGGATAATCCATATAATAAATAATATAAAGAAAACTATAAAAATGATACCGATTAATAATTTGATAATACTCATTAGAGTTGATGACGTTGATGATGACGAATCAAAATTACTTGTTTCTGTATAAGATGATGAACCCAATAAACCCATAAAAATGAAGATAACAATCAATATTACAGCAAATATGATTACATAGACATTTGGATTCGTAAAAAAACTGGAAATATACCGATACATGTTATTTGGATCTACAGTAAACCCGGTATTGACGTCCATATATTATATATTTTGTATATAATATATTTATTGGGTTTAAAATAAGAAGGACAATCAATGATTTTGTCCTTATTCTTCAATGACATGACATGGTTAGTTATTTTTCTCTCTTTTTCTGTAAAAGAATAAATATGCGTTGGGAGTAATGAGTTGATCAATATTTGTAATTTCGGATATTGTTGTATCATTAAAGCAGAACCATTTGTTAGAAACACGAATAAAAGAGTAATAATGTCCACCAAGAGTACCCCCGTGATGGTTACATATCGCATATAAATCATATATATATTGGTTCGGGGAATATCCAATAACATATTTCGATAAATCCAGATTGTTGAGGGGAAAAGATATGTGAACCTGATTTTTATTACGATAATTATAAGGATTGAATCGTTTAATATCAATGACTAGAATTTTGGGCAAACTCCAGTAAATTATCTGTTTTTGGATAGATTGTTTTGTCTTAGTATTTTCATTATACCATGCATTGTCACCGTCTAGAATCTCTCCTTGTAGGTATAATTCTAAACAATCGATGAGTGATGGTTGTTTAATTTGTGGTATTGGTAAATTAATAATAGAAAAAGGTTCAGGTGTATTGCTTAATACACTTCCTCGGTTAGGTTCATCCAATGAGATAATTTGAGAAACGTGAATGCCATAGAACATATCGTAAATTTCGGAGTAATCTTTATTATACATTTCTTTCATTTTTTTGTAGCAAGATACTGCTAATAAATCTAATTCATTATTAGGAATACCTGTTATATCAATATTTACTTGACGAGAGAGAGCAGAATGAAGACAATCGATCATGAAAAGAAAAAATTCACTGGAATCATTTTGACTAAAATTAGAGAATTCTTCTCTCTCTTTATGAATAGAAATATTTTGTAATTGTTTAATAAATCTTCCAGGAGAGATAGTACAGTTTTGAGACCACATTAGTTTTCGTAAAATATCCCATTCATTCAATAACAGAACATCAAATGGGTTTTGTTTATTCAGTTTTAACTGTATTGTTGAATCATCTAATAGATTATTTAATTCGTGTGTATGAGAAAGTATTTGGATACATGAATTAATGAAGCATGTATTACCCAAATTAGCTAACCCTGATATACCACGTAAAGTTCTAGTATTTTGTTTCTGTTGCGGATTCATTATTATTAAACAGGTATTTACATTTAAACAAAATAATTATTAATTAATATAATGAGACGTTTTAGAAGAAACAACAATAATAGCTTTTATTTAAATAATGATGATAGATATGCATTAACATATTATACTGACATATTAAATCATCAATTACGGAATATAGATCTAATGTATAATGAAGTCAGAGAAACGAGAGAAATCATAGATTATATTATGCGCGTTCATGACCGACCAAATAGGGAATTGTATACGACGTCAATACCAATACCAATACCGACACTTACAACGCCACAGCCACAACAACAACAACCACAACCACAACAACCACAACAACGTAGACGTGAAAGCAATGATTCATTAAGAGATTATTCTTACATTATGGATTTTGTAATTCCTATTATTCAAACGGAGTATGAAGATGTAAATATAGTAGCACAACAAACAGAAATAGAAAGAAATACATCACAATTGATATTTTCTGATATTGTAAATCCATTAAATACCAGTTGTCCAATTCACTTACATAGATTTGAAAATGATAGTCCAGTTACACAAATTATTGGTTGTGGTCATATTTTCGATAGAAATGGCATTACTAATTGGTTTCAAAGAAATGTCCGTTGTCCAGTTTGTCGGTATGATATAAGAAATAATCCTAATATAAATACTAATATAACTGATAATCAATCTTCTTTGTCTACACAAATACCCAACGATGCTTCTTTAAATTATATTACAGAAACATTATTGAATAGCTTATTTAATAGCACTGGCAGCACTGGTAGCACTGGTAGCACTGGTAATTATTTTTGGAACAATACAAGACCACAAGCATCTCAACGAAGCAGACATCATATATATTTTGCATCTTCTGATAACAATACAGATTCTTCTAACAATAGAAGCTAACTTGACAGCGCAGAATTTATAAATTCATCAATATTAATGTTACATAACAAAGGAGTAAATTTATTTATTTTTTCATCATTCCAATCCCACCATTTAATTTGTAATAGTTTTTCTATTTGTTTTGCTGTAAATCTATATTTAATTAATTTTGCAGGATTTCCTCCAACTAAACTATATGGTTCTACATTTTTAACAACATGACTATTATTTGCTATTATAGCACCATTACCAATAGTAACGCCTGACATAATCGTTACACTATCTGCAATCCATACATCATTGCCTATAATTACATCTCCTTTTGTTGATGGAAGCCCAATACCATTAAAATTATTGAATGTAGTTTGATGTATATGACCAAATGGATATGTTGTAACCCAATCACTTCTATGATTACCTCCTAAATATATATTTACATTTCCTGCTATTGAACAAAAATTACCTATTACTAATTTAGCATTATCATTTTTCCAATGTATTATAGGATTTCCATATGTATATTTTCCGTATGACATTATTATATTATAATGTTATATTATCTTATAAAATCTGTATTTTAAATCGACAATTTTCAAATATTATTGAAGTAATATATGTACATGTAAGTAAAAAACATCAGTTTAATAGTTGCTCATTTCTTCATTAAACGAAACTCTTTTTCGTTTCGTTTTTTTGCGTTTCTCTCTATGTCGACATCGACTCTTCTTAATATCAGTTCTTTCTGTTTCTGCTTCATTTTCTAAAATTTCTCGATCTCTTGCTGAAAGGCGTTTCTTTTTTTTGATAGATATAGCTATTTCATTAGGTGGAGCAGTATCTGTAATATCATCAAACTGTTGTTCTATACTATCATCTTCATCATCATCAAAAAAACTAAAAGAACCGCCCATAATAATATAAATAAAATTATTCATATTATTATACGATTCCACTTCTTGAAGTGGAGGGTCCACCTCTGTTGCGCACAGCAACGAGCAATGAAATACATATATACGGCGTTCTTTGGTTCAACCTATCCACTTCCCGAAGGTTGATTTCCCAAAAGTTGATTATTTTAACTGAAAGAACTGTGTCATTGTTTGATTACTTTCTTTTATATTATTTGTTTCTCTGAGAAACTCATCGAACAATAATACCTTGATTTCTTTATTCTTCATTGTTTCTAATTTCGTTTGATATTTATCTTCATTCGGTTCTGTTTCACGCAGTTTTTTACATTCTTTCTTGAACTTACCTATTTTTGCGACTTTACCTTGCTTCACCCATATATTCTCTAAAACGAGTGCAAATAATTGTTGAACTGGTTTCATTATTTGATTCGTAATATAATGAGAATAATCTATCTTTAATCGTCGTTCTTTGATATAGTCCGGAGTCTCTATCTTCTCTCCTTGTAAAGCATGCTTATTCGCATTATGAATAAAGAGATAAGGTATTCTATCTCCTGATGTCGGTTTACATTCATTTCGCTGTGTCATTCGATCTGCCAATACCTTGTGTGCAATTTGTTGCGGATTCTTATATCCACCTCTTAATGATTTACTAATAATGAATTTATGTATAGGAAATGTCTCATCTATGATACCTCTCAAGGCAGTTCTTAGAAAGGTAATCGCTTCATCGATATTCTGTTTCTTCATCAATATATCGATGATCCCACCGTAAATATCCTTGACGATTGGCGCATTATCTCGTCGTTTTAATACAATTCCCATCTCTTTTCTTTTACATTTATTTGGGTCTGTTTCATATAACATCCCTACATATCTCTTCTTTGACAGCAGACAAAATGGCATGAATGTTTTTTCATATTCCAAATCATGTGGTTGTTTCAAGAATGATGATGCTAAATGTCCTGCCTGTTGCGCCAATTCGATTGTTATCTCCAGTGCCTTTTTTCCTCTAATTAATTCCCCTTGTGGAGTCTCCAAGTTAAAAGTGAAGAATACAGAGTCTGTATTATGAACAATGATATTTCCAATTCCTGCTGCAAAATGGTGATTTTCAGTGGTCAAATCGTATACATATTTTGTGCCATTTGATCCACCACAATAATCAATCGGTATTTTTTCTTTCAAATGATAGCATTTATCCAATGAATTGCGACCATATTTAAATTGCGGATAGATCGTCAAAGAACAATCAATATCAATGTGACATTCGTATTTAAATACTTGTGTAACACACATGTATATTTCTGCAAGTAGTTCCTGATTATAATCAAATGTTCCATCTTCTCTTAAATCGTCATTATCATAAATATCTGGAACAATATACTTCATTCCTATCACTTTGATATGATCGATATATTCAAAATATTGTGTTCGTTGACTTAACCAATATCTTAATATAGGAATCTTACATGAATTATCATAGCAATCTTTAAAATACGGCAAGTTATTTTTCCAATCACATAGGTAATATTGCGATGGAATCGAACAATGTAATAATTCATCGCCAATATTCACCTGATTTGGTGATATCTCTTGTCCATCAGCAGTCAATAACGAGTGATCATCTGTCACATCAACCAAACCATTTAACGTCATAATACGCACCATTTGTTTATTAGGTGAAAGCACATGACGCACAATATTCTCGATTGGCGTCCAACCAGTCTCAGACCATGTCATAATAACTCGATCGAATTGATATACTTCTTTTTCTTCTCTACCTAGATCCATACATTTCTCCCATTTTCCATTTCCAAATCGATGAATCAAATCTTCAATCTGTACTATATCCATAACTTCTTGTCCATAAGAATTTGTCGTACAAATATAGATGGGAGTATAACTGGCAACACTGTCTCCATATATATATTCTGCTTTGGTAAGAACAGGTCCATGTGATTTTGTTTCGCATATAGTATTACCATAACATTCTTCAATAACCTTCTTCCCGTAATTTAATAACATTCGCCCGACAGCAGTCGTAGATGCTGCACAATCCTTTTCATAAAATGTGCTCGTTTTTGCACCACATTGTCCATAGAGCGAATTCGCTGTAACTTTATATCCAAGTTGTCTTTTATCCAATACATTTTTCATGAAATCATCAGTCTGTAGTGGTATCATTTTCCTTGTCGTCTTGCGTGCCAAAAGTAGTTCCTCCAAAATACTGGGCATAATTGCACGTTCCCCACTACGGGCCTGTGCGAAGCGGCATACTTTTGTTCCACATTTTACTTTGATTGCTGCACTTGTTGCCGATTTGCGTTCATAACGGAAGTTATCGTATGGAATATTAACATAATCATAATCAGGGAGATTATCGTATTTCAAATCACCGGTTTCTTTCGTCAAAACCCCTTCGAGGTCATAATCTTTTGTCCAAACTTTACTATCATGAGAAATATTCTCACTCATCATTGAAGCAGGATAAAGAGCAGCATAGTCAACGCAGGCAATTGGATTATCCAAATAAAGACCACATTTTGGCTCCAGGACAGTTGCACCTTCATATCCTTCGTCGTCTTCCATTTTTTCCATTACAGGAATCAATGTGTTCTTTTCTCGACATTTTTTTGCCACATAACTTGTCAGTTTAATACCTTGGCCACGAAGAATGATGAAATTGATCGGGACAGAACAAATATTTCCCATTTCAGATATACCTGTCCATATATCCACTTTATTCATTAGATAATGAAGTAAGTTACAATCTTGTATACAATATTTCGCGACAATCGCACGGTCTGTTGCAGATCCATTTGTCAGACGGAAGATATCTTTGGGAGTGACATCATCTTTCGCCAAACACCACCGTATTTTACATTCGGTTGTGTCAATACGTAACTGACCGATTATCGTAAACTCGCCGTCGCCAACCATCGACACTTGGAACTTCTCTCCATTATTGTAATATTCTGTAGAATGTCCCAATATTTCAATATGAATATAACTTCCAACAAAGAGTCCTGTCATGTTTGAAGTATTTATGATCACATGATTAGTATCTTGCGTAAATTTCTTGACAATATCGCCGATAAAATGGCCGGCAACATAATCCAGCTTATATGATGACAGATTCTCTTCTCTACGAAAGAAGTTGTATAGATCGATTTGAATACGACCATCCATTTTAATATATTTCAAATCATGTTGTCCACTTGCAATATGAATACTGGTTTCTTCAATTTGATAATTTCCAGTAGAATGGTCAACTGTGCCACATATATCATTGCGATTCTTGGATAGACGAAGGAAAGGAACAACACAATCATTTTCTTCCGCACGACGAAACATGAACTCATAATCAAAACCAAATATGTTATAGCCAAGAATAATATCTGGATTCTCTCTTTGAATCATTTCTGTCCATGCAACTAATACTTCTTTTTCTGTCATATAACTTTCAATTTCCACTCCAGAAATAGGATCACATGTATTTAAAACAATACAGTGATTTTTATATGGTTCTTTGTCACCGAGATTCATAAAAGTTGTTCCAATAAAGGTCACCTTGTCACCTTCCAATTTTGGAAAATAGTTTCCCATTAACACAGCAAGTGTATCTATTTTTACAGAACGATCCATCTTCTTGTTGATCAAATCAATAACAGTCAACTTCCGCATCTGGCTGGCAGATAATGAATATCCAGCCGATTTAGAATCAGTTGTATCGTCAGGATCATTTGTCTTGTTCATGCGCTCAAACATGGATTCTATTTTCAAATATTCTGTCGCAGTTCGACCTTCTTCATTTAATATAGGAATGGATTTGATCCATTTATCAAATATTCGTAATATTTCTTCTTTGATGATAGTATTTTTAGGATAAACCAAGTCAATCCCATCCAATCCCTCTGTGGAGGCAATGTTGAAGGCTTGACATATTATGTTCTTCAACAATGGTTCACTCGGTTGAGGTGCTTTTTCTCTTTCAAAGAATTCAATGATTTGAGATGCCAACTTTTTATATGATTTGATTGGGATTGGAAAGTCGCCATGACTACTACTTGCTTCAATATCAAAACTACATATCTTTAAAGGAATACGTGTTTCTTTCGAATTATATGATAATATATTTTTGTAACTGACTTCATATTCATTTGAACAACTTGTCGTCTTTTGACTAGTTGGTATCGTTGTTGTATATACACTTGATAATGTAATCCAACCAGTAGGACTCACATTTTTAATGTGAAAGAATCGAAGAAGAGGTGGTATATTGGCTTCGTAAAGTGATAGGCACTCGTCGCCGTATAATAATCCATTTGGTAATAACTTTCTGTCATTGTCATACCATAGATTCTTCGCTTTATTGAAAGCCAACATACTATTGAACTTGATCTCAATAAACTTGTAGAGTTTGCCAGCATCAAAACCATATAGCTTCTTCTTTTTCAGCAATTTACAATCAACAATTGAATTTTTATAATATTTGCCAATTCTATTTTGAATGAAAGAGAGAAACTCTGCTTTCTTCGACTTCGACCAATGTTCACCGACTTTTACATAAAAGTATGGTTTGAAATCTTTCACTGTTATTGAACATGACTCTGCGAGTTCATTGTGTCCAAACATTTGAATGACAAACTCGGTTTGGTCAGTGTATTTTGCGCTTCCATCGCTATCTTCATTCGGGTTGTCATTGTAAACTCGAAAATCGTATAGACGAATACATATATCTTGTTCTGAATCGAGGTTCATTCTTGTTCTTGTAAGTTTGTTGTGGTATATTTAATATTTTCTACAATAATACTTCAATTTTATTAATTTCTTATACATTTAAAAAAATTACACATACAGAAATTACAATAAATTATAGTAATTATTAGTTTGTTTTAGATTATTAAGTGTATTCGAAAATGATGAATTTTTATGACCATAACATTCTATTGAGTTTAACCCAAACATATAATCAATAAATGCTCGTTCTTCAAAATTTAAATCACCCAATAAATCATCATTTTTATATAGTAAATTTTGATATTTACTATCTTTTAAATTTATTAAAGTTTTAATATTGGTTGTTGCTATATAAATTTTTAATCCATTATTTTTAAATTTTACTTTTTCTATTACACTATCTAATGTTTCAACATTAATATGAAAAAAACTTGTAAAATCCTTTTCATATCTATAATGAATAAAATTGTATGGTTCATTTATTATTACATTTTTAATTTCATTATATTTCTCCATAATATGGTTAGAAGGAAGTATATGTTTATTTACTGTATAATCAACAAAGTTTTTGAATTGATTTAGACCTGCAATTTGTTTTAATACTACATACTTTTTATTTAAATTTATTAATTGATTTAAAATATTTTCATGCTTAAAAACCATCCATGCAATCTTTTTATCATTTAAATTAAAACAATTGTCATCTGTTAAATCATTTTTAATATCATAATAATTAATATATAAATTATATTTATTAAAAACTGATATATCAAACAGTTTTTCAAAAGGTTGTTCGGTCCAAGTTATTAAATTATCATTTCTAAATGCACAATGTCTAAATGTAAAAAACACATTATTTTTTAAACAAAAATTTATTCCATTATTTATATCAAAAAATTGATTACATAGTCCTCCATCTGTATCAAATATTAATATTAACATAACATATTATAATATTATTATAATATGTTATGCGTTTTAAATTTCTAATAAATATCTTCTATTATTATGGAAATAAATAAAGAAAACTGCGAAAAGGATGAAAAAGATGAAAAAGATGAAAAGGAAATTCGCTATATAAATGTAGAATATTTATATAATAATAGATCACTTCTGCTTAGAAGAGTATTAAATAAACCAATTTATATGTATAAGTATGATAATCAACAATGTAAATATTATGGTCGTTTTAAATATATTGAAATATCATTATACACACAACACCCAAAATATAAGGTTTATTATATTAAAAAAAATACCAAACCTCCTTTTTCACGAAAATTAAAAATATTGTTTTATAAACCGAATGATACAATATATTTTAATAATGCTTATTGTTTATGTTATGATTTTCCCTCCATAAAATCTAATTCTAGTTCTAGTTCTAATTGTAATTCTAGTGATAAATATAAGACAAATGAATGTTCTCAAACAGATGCTACTTCAAAACCCCAACTCACAATATCAACCGCGTCTTTTTATGTAAAATGTGTTAATAATTGCTGCTGCTGTTGCTTAAAACGTTCTACCAAAATATCGAATAGTATAATATAAATATAATAAATATAATAATTATATTTATTATATAATTATGAATCGTTCTATTCAAGCAGTTGCCGTCTTTAATGAAAAGAAAATAAAAGGCGTCGTTTATTTTACGGAATCTAAAGAAGGAATAAATATAGATATTCAGCTAAAGGGCTTAAAGAAGAATGGTATACATGGATTTCATATTCATGAAGCAGGAGATTTGACTGATCATTGTGAGAGCTTATGTGCCCATTTTAATCCGACAAAGAAAAAACATGGTTGTCCAGGAATGAAAGAGAGACACGTTGGCGATTTAGGTAATTTGATAGCAGATAAGAATGGTTGTTGTAATTATCGAATGATTGATAATGTCATTGAATTGCGAGGGAATAAGGCAAATATTATAGGTCGCGGTTTAATTATTCATGCGAATGAGGATGATTGTGGTCAAGGAGATAATGATGCTAGTTCTGTAAATGGCAATTCAGGAAAACGAATTGCTTGTGCAATTATTGGTTATTCAAAGGGGAACTTCGTTAAAACATAGCAGTTGTACCTTGTGTTGGTTTGGAACGGACTGACCTAAATCTTGTATTATAACCTTGACGCATACTCTTGCTTTTACTCTTGCTTTTACTTTTGCTTTTACTTTTCAATTGACTGCTTCTTCTTCTACTTATGGGGAAACTTCGACGCATACTTTTACTTTTGCTTTTACTTCTCTGATGGCTACTACTTCTTCTACTTATGGGAAAACTTCGACGCATACTACTTCTACTTCTCTGATGACTACTTTTTAATGGAATACCAATTTGTCCTACTTCAATGGGAGTTTTTTTTTGGTTAAAATTGTGTGCAATAAATCGATTTGAGTATGGGCGATATTTATTTGATGTATATTTACTTTGAACAATAGTTGGTTCAGGTTCAGCAGCAGAGTTGCTGTATTCAGGAACATATGTAGATACAGACGATTCAATAGGTAAACCATAACTCACTCTATTACCGATTGATTCATCTGGTTCGATCTTCTGTTGCGTCATTTCTTCTATCCACTTCGCCAAACTATATGCTGTCCTTTGTGGTCCTTCTTTTGTAAAAGGAGTTACCTTACTTTTATGAACATAACGTATTGTAGGAAAAATTCGTGGCTGTTCTCCAACATTCTCGAATGAATCATATAAATCACCATTCGCTTTTACTGCTAATAAGTCATCATTTTCTTTTTCTATATGTTGATTTATATTTTCCCATTCCTTTGATGTTTGTATACAATATGGACATTTCTCTCTATAGAAGTAGATAACAATAGGCTTTTGATTATTCAAATGTTGATTGACGTTATTTATTTGCTGATGTTGCTCTTCTTCATTGTGTTGTGAATCACTTAAATAGATCAAACGCATAATAAATGTTTAGAAAATATTATATCGAAAATAAATTTATCACAATCTATAATATATATGTTTTACTTGATATATATTATACTATTTCTTTTATTAGGTATATATTTCATCGCTAACGTGAATACACAAAATTCGACTACATCTATTTTGGAAGGATATATCAATTCATCAGACAACAAGAAAAGAGGGTTTACGTGTCCAGATATATTATTACAAAAAGGCATTCGATATTATTTGTATAATTCTAAAATGGCAACTGTTCCTGGTGTGAATCCTATAGAGTTTCAAAATTTGGAAGATTATACCGAATTTATGGAATGGCAAAGAAGTCAGGGTATTCGTTGTCCAGTATTGTATCTACAGTATAGTTATAATGCACAAGGAGAACCCATCTATAAAGGACGTCCAGGACCTACCAATTTACAAGGGGGATTACCTCCGGCACCACCAATTAACAATCTTAATAATAATTCTACGAATAATTCTATGAATAACGGAAATAGTCCTAATACCGACATTGCGGATAATATTGTGAATCCTAGTCCATCATATTTAACAGAAGATAATATTAGTATGCCTGTTGCAAGTAATTTAACTTCTTGTGCGATTGATGCGAATAATTCACATAATGAAACGACTGAAAATTTATTACACAATGGAATGAGTGCAAATGCAATGGATGATAATTGGGGAGGTATACAATATACACAGCAATTGGTCGATTCTGGTGTTTATGATGATAATAATGTATCAATCGCAATTGCTTAGGCTATTTTAGTTTGAATCTAAGTATTTCATTACATGATTCAAATTTTGTTTCCCATTTGTCATTTTATTAATATTTTCTAGTTTCTTCATTATACTCGTTGGTTCCGCATTTGTCGGGTCAATTGTCAATAATTCATTCAACATCATGCCGTCTACATAATCATTTAATTCGATAATCAAGTTTTCATAATCTGTCCTATAATTCGAAATATTTAATTTATCTTTCATTGTATGATGTGATGATTTAATTCTTTCGGAAAACTTTTCTGCGTTGGAACCATGACTCGTTATTTTGTTAGGCGAATTAGAGTTAGAGTTAGAATCGTTATTTGTCATTCCTTCTAGTTGTTTATTAAAAATAGTATAAAATACGAATGCTATAATTAGTAAAAAAACGAATAACCCAATATATTGGAAAGAACTATCAGATGACATTATTATATAAATAAATGATTTTTATTTATATAACTGAACATAAATTACAAAAAATTACAAATTACAGAATATAAATTTACAGAAGATCAAAAATATATTCAATAGAGAGAAATTTGATTATAGTATCCCCCGAAGACTTATTAATTTTACGTTTCTGTCCTTTACCATTTACATATGTTATATCTAATAATACGCGATGATTATCCTTTAATGCATTAATTAGTTCAGGAATCGATACATATCTTGCCATAATAGCACATGCTGTTACTGAACTAATACCAGGTATTTGAGAGAGCATAATCTCGCCCATATTTTCAGGCGTAATATTGTCCTTCTTTGTTTTTTTTATGACAGAACAATAATTATCCTTTTCATTGTCTTTATCTTTATCTTTATCTTTATCAGTCTCTTCTTGCGCGGTTACATTTAATGAATAATACATTGGTTTTTTTCCAGTGGTCATCGTTTTACACAATTTAATAAAAGCATTACAAACATATAGTGCAGTATCTTCTAAACTGATCGTTCGTATTACAGAAAATCCTTTTATATATTGGATAGATGTCAACGCAGAATACATTGTATTTTTAGTTATACTGCTGTTTGACCACTTTGTCAAATCACCTTCTATTAAATAACTAATGTTATGATTATGAATAGGATATCCTCCTAAACGATAGGATTGTTCTTCATATCTACCATCTTTGATAGATGCGGCTAAATCTCGCAACGTTTTTCTCTCTATAATAGCGATTTCAATTCCATTTACAAAGAAAGAAATATCGCCTATATCAAGCGGAACAGATTCGATCGTCAAGGTTGCGTATACAGTATTTGATCCAATCATTTTCTGTAAAAGAGAGAAAAGATCTGTTTCACGATTATCAATTTTGATATAATTCATCGTCTTGTCTTAATAATATAAACCCATATCGTATTTATATTATTTTCGTTAACTTTAATTTTTATGACCGTATTGCGTAACCTTCTTTGTCTTTCTTGTTCGACCTTTTCGAAAATGTTAGATTTAAATACCAGTTCCAGAGTGAGTAATAGCATAAGAACCTCTGGAATATTGAACTGGATTACGAGTCGTCATTGTATACAATTGACGGAGAGTTGATTCTTTCTGTGGTATTCTCCATGTAAAATGATTACCTACATTATTAACTTTCATAAAGACATTTCCTCCCCATATACCTGCCTTTTTATTACCACCAACAGATCCACCACTTTGTCCAGTTCTGTTGGTAGTTCTTTCAATACTTCGAGTTCCACTATAACTTGAAACTATTAATGCCATTATATATACAAACAACAAAATAATTTCTAAAAGGGTTTAAATATTCGAGCGGATATATATAACAGCAATGTCTACGCAAGAACAAGTGAACCCTTATAACTCCCTAAATGTTGAGATTACATTGAACGATGTTCAATCTATTCTGACAAAATATGGCGTAAATTACAACATTTTCAATATCCAACTTTATAAACGAGCATTCGTTCACAGTTCTTATACAAAAAAAGCAGTATTCGAAAATATGGATCAACCTACTATAGTCGCAGATTGTCCTAAAGATTGTCTTCCTCTTCATTCCAAATCGAATGAACGGCTGGAATTCTTGGGTGACGGTGTCCTTGAACTAGTAACGAAATATTATTTATATCGTAGATTCCCTAAAGCAAATGAAGGATTCATGACTGAAAAGAAAATCGCCATTGTAAAGAATGAAGCCATCGGGAAAATCGCACAAGAAATGGGACTACAAAGATGGATCCTTCTTTCTAAACACGCCGAAGAAAAGAATATACGAAACAACTTAAAGAAGCTGGGATGTCTCTTTGAGGCCTTTATTGGGGCACTCTTTTTAGATGTCAATAAAATCGATATCGCAGATGAACATGGCTGGTTCTCTTCTGTATTTCATTGCGGTCCTGGATTCCAAATGGCACAGACTTTCATTGAAGCAATATTCGATAAACATATTGATTGGGTTGCACTTATACAGAATGATGATAATTATAAGAATATACTTCAAGTCAAAATCCAAAAAGAGTTCAAAGTAACACCACATTACATGGAATTAGAACATGATATGGATCATGGATATAAAATGGGAGTTTACTTATGTGTAGGACAATCTATTCATGGTTGTCAATTGGGCGACGCAATTAAAATGACTGATAAATGGGGAACATTTCAACATATTCATGAGTATATTACAACTAATGGCAAAATATTTCTATTTCTCGGTTCAGCTCAACATAAGATCAAGCGAAAAGCAGAACAATTGGCATGTAATGACATTTTAACACTATTGAATTAACAAAGTATTATTAGTAATTGAAACTTAATAATGATAGACCTTTGCCTCCATTACCTCCATTGTAATAAACATTATATTGGAGGTAATATCCACCTCCTCCACCACCTCCATAGGTCCCAGGAGTTCCATTTAAGGTTATACCATTTCCACCATCGCCGCCATTATATACTCCACCAATACCAGTAGAACTATCAATGCCCCCTTGACCAGAATCACCTATTGTATAAATATTTTGAAATGCATTAATACCTACTCCTCCACCACCCCCACCTAATTGCGTCAAATTAACATTATTATAATAAGGTGACCCACCCCCACCACCGCCTCCATTTGTTCCTGGACTTCCAGTCGTTGGTTTTGCTGGTATTCCACTACCATAAGATCCTCCTATTCCTCCTGTCCCGTTTCCCAAACCATAGTTCGTCGAATTTCCACCATTGCCACCAAATGTACCAATAGTAATATCTACTCCTCCTCCTTTTCCTCCTTCTCCTACTGCAATGTATTGAATTGTATCTTCAAACCTACTATTTTGTCCAACGGAACCAGAGCTACCACCAGTACCAACGCCACCATTACCACCATTACCAATTGTTATTGTATAATGTTCATTTTGAATAATCTGATAATTTGAAATATATCCAATTCCTCCTCCCCCTCCTCCTCCTCCTGAATAGTAAGCAGGAGAGATAGAACTACAACCGCCGCCTCCGCCACCTATTAAATAACCATTAATGACAGGATTAGATAAAAATGTAAAGTTTACTGAATCTGAAAATTGTATATAATACAAATTAGTATTATCTATATATATAGAAGGCGTTGTACCAGATATTGATGTAATAGGATAAGAAACAAATATTTGAGATAAATCATAATTAACATTAGATATGATTGTAGTGTAACCACTAATAAATGGAATATTTGTTAAATAACCATTTGGATATGTCATAAATAATTCACTTAAATCAACACCAGATATACTTTTGTAATTAACATCAACTGTTTTTCCAGTGCCATTAATATCGGCAAATATTTGAGATAAATCATAATTTACTGAATTTAATATTGTAGAATAACCTGTTGAACCAGCAGAACTTGGTAATACTGATGTCATTATATAATATAATAATATGATTATCTAGATAGTTTCATTCAAAATAAAACCCAATTTATAAAGTATATATTTGGTTCGACCTTTGGAAAATATTGGAATATATTTTGTATAGTTATTATACAAAATATGTCGTCATTAGAATTAATAAATTTTACCGCAAAAATAGTGGGGGGAGCAAATTGGTATGGTCCTTCAATGAGTTCAACTGGACAATATATGGTTGTATGTAATTATGGTGGTGTTATAAATGTAAGTAATAATTATGGTATTACTTGGAACACAACCAATAAATTATCTGCTATAAATTCTAGTGCAACAAGCTCAACAGGACAATATATGGCAGTTTGTACTAGTAACGGCGGTTATATATATTTAAGTTCTGATTTTGGCGTTACTTGGATAACGAGCACTGCACCATTAGTTAATTGGTTTGGTATAACGATGAGTTCAACAGGACAATATATAGCTGCTTGTTCTAATAGTGGCACTATACATATAAGTGTTGATTATGGTGCTAATTGGGGGTTAGATGTTGCGCCATATAATAAACCATGGACAAGTATTTCAATGAATTCGAATGGACAGTATATAATTGCTTGTCTTAGTAGTGGAAACGATGAAGAAGGTATATATTATAGTAATAATTGTGGTAATTCTTGGTATGGTTATGCATATGAAACACCTGCGAATTTTTTTCATATAGCAACGAGTTCAACTGGACAATATTCTGTTGCTAGTTTGGATTCTTCTTTCAATACTGCTGGGAATGGAATATATGTAAGTAATAATTTTGGACCCACTTGGAATAAAGTATTATCAACATCAATAGCATTAAATTGGCGTGGTGTAACAATTAATTCGACTGGACAATATATGGCTGTTTGTATTTCGAATATTAGTACATCACCTTTAATATATGTAAGTAATGATTATGGTTCTACTTGGGTCAGCACATATTTTAATGATAATATTGGTTCTTCTTATATAGCAATGAATTCAACAGGTCAACAATTACTTCTTGCGGAAGATGGTGCTTGGGTATATTCAGGACAACTATACAATACTAATATTTCTTCGGGTTCAACTACTTGTTTCGGCATTTTACAGAATTATATTATTACATTAGATCCTAATCATTACACTACAATTATTGATACTTCAATAATTGGTGAAGGTGGTAATGGAACAATCGATATTTTAAATATCACTTCTAATTACTCGACTAATTTATCATTTCATTCTATATATTCGACTGGTATAATTACACAAAATCAAATAAAAATATTAAATGATCCCACATTTTTTCATGATCCTTATATACAAGTATACTTTTCTTATGTAACTGGTCAAGTGTCAATATATAATAGCACTACTAATCCTTCATGTAAATATAATATTACAGTAAAAGGTTCATTTACTTATAATTTACCGATAACAATTTCACAAAATGGAGGAACGCCTCCAGGTTCTCCTCCATCAGTAATACCAGTTCCATTCGAATGAATAGTTAGAATATTGTATAATATTTATCGTATTATACAATATGTCGACATTGGATGTAAGTATGAATATAACTTCCGCACCAAGCTCACTAAATTGGCTTAGTATTACAATGAGTTCAAATGGGCAATATATTGCTGCTTGCGCTGCTAATAATAATAATATATATGTAAGTAATGATTTTGGTGTTAATTGGGCTCCTTTTGCACCGAACTCAACTTGGGGGAATATATCAATGAGTTCAACTGGACAATATATTGTTGCGTCTAATGATAATACTGGTATATATGTAAGTGCTAATTTTGGTAATAGTTGGACACTAACTTCTGCACCGAACTTAATCTGGACTTGTATATCAATAAGTTCAACTGGACAATATATTGCTGCGTCTGTTAGTAATGCTGATTATATATATGTAAGTGCTAATTTTGGTAATAGTTGGACGCTAACTTCTACTCCGGCCTTAAATTGGACTGGTGTAGCAATAAACTCAACTGGACAACATATTGCTGCATGCGGTAGTACTGATAATTTCACTGGTAATTATATATATACAAATGCTAATTTTGGAATAGGTAGTTGGACACAGGCTACTAACGTTCCTTTAGATTGGACTGGTATAGCAATAAACTCAACCGGACAATATATTGCCGGAGTTGTTCCTAGTAATTCAAATTATGGAATAATATATATAAGCTCTAATTTTGGTTCTACTTGGACAATTAAAAATGTTGGGAGTCAGTATGGTAATTACGTAAGTCAAATCAAAATGAGTTCAAATGGACAATATATGATTGCTATTTCGGTTGGTCAATATTTATTTGTAAGTTCTGATTTTGGCATTAATTGGTCAAATACTTCTACTCTGGCCTTAAATTGGACTAGTATAACAATGAGTTCATCTGGACAATATATTGCTGATTGTGTAAATGCTGGTGGTATATACACAGGATATCTATATAATTATATGCCCGCGCTATTAACAAGTGGTTCTAGTGTTTTACAAAATTATAATATTACCATAAATGGTGGTAATTATACTGTAATCATTAATCCTCCAATTAATCAAGGTGGTTGTGGTGTAATGGATATTTTAAATCTAACTAATGGCTACTCAACTAACATATCATTTAATTCTATATATTCGACCGATATAATTACACAAAATCAAATAAGTATATTAAATAATTTCACATCCGTTTGTGATCCAGATATTCAAATATATTTTTCTTATGGAACAGGCGAATTAGCAATATTCTGTCCTTCTGTATTATCTACATTAAATATCGAAATTACTGGTTCATTTTCTTATAGTTTACCGAGTACAAGCACAGTTAATTCGACAACAACAACTGGACCTGTTCCTGGTAATTTCACACCCATTCCATTTTATTCGCAAACGATACCAGACTTAATTTTAACTTCTGCACCAAACAAAATAAATTGGCAAAAACTCGCAATGAGTTCAAATGGACAATATATTGCTGCTTGTTGTTATTATATAAGTAATTATATATATGTAAGTAAAAATAGTGGTGATACTTGGAATTATCAAACGGATCCATCAGGAAACTGGCAAAGTATAGCAGTTAGTTCAACTGGACAATATATGGCTGCTTGTATTTCTACTGGTTATATATATGTAAGTTCTGATTATGGAACTAGTTGGGGGCAAACTTCTGCATTATTAAAAAATTGGTCTGGAATCGCAATAAGTTCATCAGGTCAATATATTGCTGCTTGTATTAACAATGTTAATACAAATAATGGAATATATTTAAGTTCTGATTATGGTTCTAGTTGGACACTAACTTATTCAAAAAACGCACTGTGGTCTGGAATCGCAATAAATTCATCAGGACAATATATTGTTGCTTGTATTGACATTATTAATACAAATAATGGAATATATTTAAGTTCTGATTATGGTTCTAGTTGGGCACTAACTTATTCAAAAAACGCATTGTGGTCTGGAATCGCAATAAATTCATCAGGACAATATATTGTTGCTTGTATTAATAGTAATTCTCCAGGTAATGGAATATATTTAAGTTCTGATTATGGTTCTAGTTGGGGACAAATTAATACACAAAATATTTTTTGGAATAATATTACAATAAGTTCAACAGGACAATATATTGCTGTTTCTGTTTCTAATGACGTTATATATACAAGTACTGATTATGGCACTAATTGGTCATATTATCCTATTTTTAATCCTTGGTTTGGTGTAACAATAAGTTCAAATGGTCAATATATTGCTGCTTGTGCGAATACTGGTGGTATATATACAAGTTATATATATAATATTGGTAATCAACCTTTATCATTGACAAATAATGTTGGTGTTTTACAAAATTATAATAATATTACAATAAATAATAATTATACTATAATTATTAATCCTGTTGTCAATAACGGTGGAACTGGTGTAATCGATATTTTTAATCTGACAAATGGTTACTCAACTAATATATCATTCAATTCTATATTTTCGAATTTTCATCTTACACAAAATCGAATAAGTATATTAAATAATCAAACTTCTTTTTTTGATCCTACAACGTTAATTTACTTTTCTTATACAACTGGTCAATTGGCAATATATAGTATTGGAAATAATACATATAATATTGAAATAACGGGCTCATTTTCATATAGTTTACCAAACAAAAATTCATTGGTATCAGGTTCTGGAAATCCAAGTGAGGTGATTCCAGATATGAAATTGATTCATTAATAAATTGTAATTTATATTTTATTATTATTATATTAAAATATAGAATACTTATAAGTATGCTTGCGCTGATAGATTCATTGAAAGTAAAACCACCTATAGATGAAATAGTCAAAGAGTTTCTAGTGAAATATCGAGGCACAGAAGAAGATGAAGAAGGTCAAGAAAGTTTTAAAGAGTTTCCAATGGAACAATTTAAGGGAAAACTTGCTCTTCATCATTTAGAACCAGTTCCAGTTGAGAGAGAAGCTCTTCTAGAACAACATTTGAAAGAAAATCGAAGAAAAGAAATCAGAGAAATCAGACAACCAACAAAAACAAGAGAAAAAGCATTTAAAGAGCGAGGAGAAGGGGAAGGAGAAGTTGCTGCAGAAGAACAGGAAGAAGAAGAAGAATTGGAAGAATTAGAACTCGGTGCTGTTACAAAGGCTAAGACAAAAACCACAAAGACAAAGACAAAAGCAGCAAAGGTTGTAGAATATGTTGTCGATAAGGATTGGGAGATCAAAGGAAAGAAATATGATAAGATTATGGAACGATTACCCAAGTCAGCAGATCTACCTATATTGCGTCTCTCTTCTTATTATATGAATAATCGTGAATTCTTTGTTAACTTCTTCAATAAACATTTCGAATCATATAAGAAAAAACATGGTAATATCGACGATGATATTACTTGCGATAGTTTACAAAATGATGAGAAGACATTTTCATTATTGAACCATCAACGATTGATCCGTGATTATTTGAACTCTTATACACCATATCGTGGTCTTCTCATATATCATTCCCTCGGTGCAGGTAAAACAGCGACATCTATTGCAGTAGCAGAAGGAATGAAGAATGATAAGAAGGTATATGTTCTGTCACCGGCATCATTAGAAGACAATTATCGATCAGAACTGAAAAAGGCAGGCGATCCTTTGTATAGAATCAATCAATGTTGGGAATGGATTTCAGTTGATAGAGAGAAAGATATGAAGACGATTAAGACATTATCTGCGATTTTGAATTTGCCAACAGAAGAAATCATAAAGAATAAGGGTGCTTGGTTAGTCAACAGTAAAAAGGGCAGAAAATGTAATGATGAAAAGATTACGAAAGCAATGAAAGACAAGTATCCAGGAGAGACAGAAGAGAAAATACAGAACAAGATAAATAAACATAGTCAAAGTGAATCTGCCAGTTTAAATAAGCAGATTGATATGATGATTGACATGAAGTATCAATTCATTCATTATAATGGCTTGAGTAAGCATCGTCTACAACAAATGACGAATGGGTTCAAGAATAATATTTTCGATAATTCTGTCATTGTAGTGGATGAGGCACATAACTTGATTAGTCGGATTGTCAATAAATTATCGAAGAAACGAGGCAAAGATGCTGCATTCGATCCCCGCACTGGGGAGAAACCGTTGCCTGTTCATCTTTCTCTGATATTGTATGAAATGTTATTGAAAGCAAAGAACTCGAAAATTGTTCTACTGACCGGAACGCCAATTATTAACTATCCTAATGAGATCGCTATTTTATTCAATATTCTGCGTGGATATATCATGTCATGGGAGTTTACTTTGGATAGTTCCAGAGCAGTTTCGAAAGAAAAGGTCAAAAACATATTAATACAAAATAGAGGTAATGTGGATTATGTCGACTATAATAGTTCAACAAAGAAGTTGGTTATTACGAAGAATCCATTTGGGTTTACTAATAAAATAGATGAATCTTCTGTGTATAAAGGCGTGAGTAATACAAAACAACGAGGAGATGACCAAATGGTAGATTTTAATAAGGTAGATGAAGGTGATGAAAATATGATTCGGCGAATATTAGAAGAAAATGATATTCAGGTTAACAAAGTGACAAAAATACCATATAAAGCATTACCTGACAATTTGGACGATTTCGTCAATCTATTCATTCAATCCAACGACATAGAAAACCTCGAAGTGAAAAATATTGAATTGTTTCAAAAACGAATATTAGGATTAACTTCTTACTTTAAAAGTGAACAAGAGAAACTGCTTCCTAAATACGATCCAACCATCGATTTTCACCCAATTCGAATACCAATGAGCGATTATCAATTTTCAATATATGAATCAGCAAGAGCACAAGAGAGAAAACAGGAGAAAAATAACGCAAAGAAAAGAATGAAGGCAACAAATGCAGGAGGAGTATACGCCGATGATACAAGTTCGACATATCGTATATTCTCGAGATTGTTCTGTAATTATGTGATGCCAGAAACACTAGACCGCCCATTACCGAGACCGCAATTGAAAATGAAAGGTGGTCCCGAGCAAGAAGAAGTGCCAGACGATATATCAGTTGCAATTGAAGAAATCGAAGATGTTACACGCGCAAAAGAGGGAGAAGAACAAAATGAGTTTGATGAACCCGAAGATGAAGATGTTATCAATGAAGCAGGAGATGACACATATAAGACCCGTATTGGGCGTGCGCTTAAGCAATTGAAGAGGAATTCTCAGTTATATCTCTCTCCTGAGGCGCTTACTAAGTATAGTCCTAAATTCTTGCGAATGCTTGAAATGATTACGGATAGAGAAGGTCTTCATTTGGTATATAGTCAATTTCGAAGTATGGAAGGTATCCAAATATTTTCTATGGTTTTAGAGGCAAATGGGTATGGACAATTTAAACTGAAACTTCAAGATGGTGTATGGACTATTATTATTGATGAAGAAAATAGAGGTAAGCATATGTATGCATTGTATACTGGAACAGAATCATCAGAAGAAAAAGAGATGATTCGATTAATATATAATGGTGAATGGGATAGAGTTCCCAAAACGGTTTCAGAGAGATTAAAACGAATCTCGAATAATAATGATGAAGGACAAATTATTAAAGTGCTAATGATTACTGCGTCTGGTTCAGAAGGTATTAATTTGAGAAATACGAGATATGTTCATATTATGGAACCATATTGGAATCCTGCGCGTATTGAACAGGTTGTCGGTAGAGCGCGTCGTATTTGTAGTCATAAGAATTTGCCACAAGAAAAGCAGACAGTAGAGGCATTCATTTATTTAATGGATTTTACGAGAGAACAATTAGACCGAGATACGACAGTCGAATTGAAAATCAAGGATCTCAGTAAAAAGAAGAAAACGATGATAGATGCTGAAGGAAAAGTCATTGGAGTTGATTATTTGCCAATCACAAGTGACGAGGCATTATTTGAAATATCGAATATCAAGAAGGATGTGAGTAATCAATTTATTACTGCTATGAAAGAAGCATCTATTGATTGTCATTTGTATCAAGATGGTTCAAAAGAAAAATTAAATTGTATTCAATTTGGAAAAGATGGTCGTCCATCTACGAATGCATTCTCATATAAACCTTCGATCACGGATGAAAGTAAGGATGAGGTTGCTAAATTGAATAAACAACAATTAATATTAACGGATTTGGAAGAGTTTATGTTGAATGGACAGAAAGTCGTCGCTAAAAAGATAGGAATTACTGCGACGGACAATAAGTTCGAAAAAGGTGGCGTTGGTGTTGTATATGAAGTGTATGATGAAGATTTGTTGACCAGAATGCGACAACAAGACAAACAATACTATTTGAAGAAAAAATATGTCATTATTCGTTATACAGATAAGACGGTGAAATTGCGTCCAGGTGACAATGTTAAAATGATTGACGGTTCTATCTATGAAGTAACAGATTAACCGAATTATTCGGCATAATGGATATTTCTACATAAAATTGTATATAATATAAAGAATATGCTGGAAGAAATGCGTTTTGTATTGAAATATTGTGTTATCTCTCCAATATGAGTATTCGTATATACTTCTTTAATTATTTTTAATTCAGTCTGTTTATGTGTTTGATAGTTCAGTTTTAACAAATTAATTAACATAATTGAAAATATATCTAGTTTTGTAGGTGAATGAAAATTACAGTCAATATCTGTATATAATGTATCTTGAATACTAAATAATATTTCATTTGGATTAATCATATTAGTGTGTATCATTTTCATCATACCAGAATAAATTGCAATTTGTGTAATATTATCTGTTTTAATCGATGTTATTATAATTGGTTGTAATTGTTCATTTGAAATATCACGTTTTATTATTCTATCATTTTTGGAATGATGATTTTTATTATTCGTCTTGGGTATAATATAACGAGAATCCGTTTTTCTAGATAATAACAGAATTGAAATCATCATTGATAGAGAGAACATGTTTTTCATTGATATATATAATATTATATATATCAACTTCAATTTATTTATTATTTATTATTTAGTAAAGTTAGCAATTGAATTATATTATTCAATTTGTCTTCTACATTTGTCATTCTATTATGTATTGACAAATCATCATTTGATGACTCATCATTCCAAGATATATGTTTTTGCTTTGGTAACTCATCCAATATGATCGGTTTATCAACAATTACATCTGTATCTGTAATTGTAATTAAATTTGATGTATTAATAGTTTGTGATGATGGTTGTGGTGGAAGCTGTTTTTTGAATTGCGCAACATCAAGTGCTCTCTGTGTAATAGTCTGAGAAATAAGTTCTTCCATTTTACTAATAGGCGTATCCTTATCTTCATTGAAGTTTAATGTAGGGGGATTTGGTTTTTGAAGAAATTGAGAGAACTCTAATTGCTTTTTCGATAATTCGTCATTGAACTTCTCTCTTTTTATATTTTGTAATTCTTCTGCTGTTACTCCTATGGATTGACCCCAAGGCGTATCTATTTCCCCTCCATTTGTCAAACTTTTTTCAAAAGATTGTTTTTCAAAAGATTGTTTTTTACCACTTTGAACAATATATGCAATATACTTCTTATTGATTGTCATTAAGTCAGTTTTAGATAATACAATATTTCTGTGATCACTATTGAGAGAAGAAGATAAAAAGTATTTCATTTGTTCTATGTGAAAATCGCGAGTTATTGAAGGATTATTATTAGATATAACACCCCATAGTAATTGTATGTTTTCATTATTAATAAAATTCATATAATATTAAATAATTTTCATTTTATATTATATTTCTATTTGTTGAATTTATATAAATACATCTCTTATAAGATAATTTTCTAATTTTGTTAATAAATATCCACATGTATTAGAAAATACAAATAAACAAAAAATAATACCAATGAACATAAATATCGTATTAAATTGTGCATTTGGATGAAAAATATTATACACATGATCATTGGTAATAATTCTCCATGGCGTATAAATAAATAATAACCATCCAAATACCCATAAATAAGAATAATACAAAGAAGTAAAGTCGAAGATAGCATAATATGGATTTTTCCAGATTTCATAAATGAATAAAAATAAAGGCAAAGAATGATTAAGTCGACAGAAAATATGTACTACTTCTGTCATGATAACGCTTTCATTTAATTCATCACAGTCTTTCATTTCAAAGAAGATTCGTCCTACCCAATAACCGGTCGTAATAATAAAATGTGTATTAAATGCAACTGGCAACAATGAAGGATAATAATAATACAAGAAAGAAATAATATGTCCAGTATCAGTAAATCTGACAAATTGTTTGATCCAATTCAACGACGCCGGTATATTTCGATATTTATAACAATCATTGAACCAAAAGAAATAATTGGTTGAATACATCTTCAGAGAAATGATCGAAGTATGAAAGAAATCTTTATAATACCAATAATGTGCGGCAAAAAAGAATGGAATATATAATCCATTCACTACAAATTTGAGAAGATTCATTTATTATTAATTGCCGTTGCGTTTTTAAATTACTTATTAAATAAAACTATTGGTAGTTAGTAGTTTGGCCTATAAATCGGGATTGAAATACACCTGTCGAAACTTTTCCATAAATTTGTCATTTAACATATTTTTCTTCAAATAGTTTCCATCGATTTTGTCTTCTAACATATGAATAATGAAAAATAAACTATATATGCCACATTCTGTATCTCCAAATTGGTGTTCTTTCGGGTGATTTTCGTCAAAGTTGAATTGTATCGGCGGATGCAATTGCTTTCCTTGTTCGATTATATTATCAGACAACTTCTTGATCTGTTTCGGTACCTTATCGCCTGCGCTATCAAAGAAGAAGATTTTACCTTTCTTAATATCAATAAAGAGAGAAACCCAATGACTACCTGACTTGTAATGAGGATCCAAATTGAATATAATACCTATCTTATAAATGCCACGCCGCATTTCTTGTTTCAAATTGAAATTACAAAGCTCATTCCAAACGCATTCGCCATCAACCTTTCTTGTATCATAATCAATTGGTGATGGTCCCATGAAATTAAAGCACTTATATGCATTTTCGTATTGTTTCATTACATTAATAATATCCACACTACTCAACCATTCATTCGGGTTTTTCTTCCATTCATTCGGTGATTCTGGTGCAAATTCGTCCTTAACTAAATGATTCATTTGCCCTTTTGTAAAATCCTGCTTTAACCAACAAGATTCTTTATTACAGACATTACTCATATTTTGCTTTAACATTTTCCAAATTTCTTCTGGATTCTTCGAATGGATTTGTGCATCAGGATGCCTCTCATTCCACATATTTTTTAATTTGTATAAAATATCATCTGACAAACAAGAATACTGTTTTTTATGCTTTTTTCTCGCAGTTGGACTACAACTTAATTTTACTATTTTATCATACTTCATTCGATAAGTATCATGCTTTGAATGAAGGATTTTATTATATATTTGTTTTCTGTTATTGGACTGCGGATGAATCCCTTTGCTCAACTTTTTCAAAGTTGACGTTGTTCTTCTAGTTTTGGTTCTGGTTCGTGTCTTGGACCGGATCCCTCCTAACGCATAATTCCGCATTTGTCTTTGCGATTTTCGTGTCTTTGTCGTGCGTCTTTTCATATTTATTGGTGATATTATTATTTTTATGATAAGAAACACCCTTTGTTTTCAATATAGGATTATCCAATTGGATCTCTTTTTGGAGAGGGAACTGGTTAATTTCTTCTGGTTTATTCTTATTTACTTTCATGAAATTATTAAATAGAGTTGGTGTAGTAGGTTGTTTTAAAAATAAAGATTTATATTTATCTTCGGCAGTCAGAGAAATAGAATTGAATGAATCTTCATTTTCTAATTCGTCTTTAACTTCATCTTCAATTTCTTCTAATGAATGTAACCCAATATAATCTTCTTGAAGAATATCAGTCTTATCTATCGTCTTAAAGTATTCGATCATGGTTTCTAAATAATTATCAAATGCATTTACCAAATAATCAGGATAATATCTATCTTCTTCATTTGTTGCTTTATGACTCATGAAATATCTGGTCATATCATTAATCCGCTTTTGATAAAATATCTTATCCTTGCTAATATTTTTTGCAGCATTAATACTTTTTATATTCTGATATTTCTTATAATCTCGTTTATTCATTAGATATTCCAATGTAATCTCTGATATTTTGCTAAACTGAGAATAATTATCTTCAATTATTTCATTTGTTTCAGTGTTTTCATTTTCTACCATATTCCTTATATATTGCTTTTATTTTTCAATCTCAACCCCAACCCCAACCCCAACCACACTATTTGAACCACTTTTGGAAAAGTAAATTTAATTACATTTTCGTTGTTTTCCAGTTAATTCTTTAGTTTGATGTCGAGTGCTATTATTAAAAGTCAAATGACCCATATTTTCTGGATTGGGATTAAATCCAGGGAACTTTTCTTGTTGAAAAAGACCACTAAAAGGTTGAACAACATGTTTCGATTCCGTGTTATATTGATACAAATCACTTGTGCTATTTGGAACGTAGACAGCCTGACTACATTTTTGTAAAGCATATATTTGATTTCTCAATTCCGACTCGACATTGATATTACTTGCAAATCCAGACCATGGTGATTGTGTATTTCCTGGATTAAATACTTTATTTGTATTATAAGTCGGCTGTTGTTGTATTGGAACCTTGCTTGCTACACGTGGATCAACAATTGGTAGAAGAGAATACTTTGTCATCACCGGACGTATATTTAAATAAGGTTGTAACATTTGCGATGGCAGATTTCTGTCATATAATCTGTCATTTGTTTCTTTTTGTAATGTCGAATGACAAATATGTTTGTAATAATCATTTGCTATTTGCTGTGATTCAATCGATGCCATAATATTATAAGATATTTAATATTATAGAAATAACACGGTTATTATTTTATTTTCGATGCAGTCTTCTTTTACTTTTTCTTCTCTTTGTTTTACGCCTCTTAGATTTCTTAGATTTCTTTGTTTTTTTTGTTTTTTTTGATTTTCTATGTCTTCTTCTTCTTGATTTGCCACCTCCTCCAGATTCCTCTCCGTAATCATCCTCATCTCTTCCATGTGATCTTTCCTGATTCATTTTATGTAAGTTGAGTTTCTCTCTTTCTTCTTTTTCTCCTAATTGTCCTTCCTCTTCTTTATGACCCATTTATAATATAAAAACATATAATATTTCTTCAAACAGGTTAAATATTCATTATGATAATATAAATATATGTGTGGTATTTTCTCTCTTTTAAATAATGATGAAATTTTTTCAGCGAAAGAAGTAAATGATGCTTTTCAAAAAGGAAAAGGTAGAGGACCAGAAGACTCTCAATTAGAACGAGTTAATATATTATGTGATTTTGGATTCCATCGATTGGCAATAAATGGTTTAAATACAGAATCAAATCAACCCATCATGATCAACGATATTACTCTCATTTGTAATGGAGAAATATACAACTACAAAGAACTATATCAATCACTCTCTATTGAACCAACAACAGATAGTGATTGCGAAGTCATCATTCATTTATATTTAAAATACGGAATTGAATATACTTTACAACAGTTAGATGGTGTATTCGCTTTTATTCTATGTGATTCTCGTCTAACGAATGAAGATTCTAAAGTATATATTGCCAGAGATCCATATGGTGTTCGCCCATTATATTATATGGAACCTATTCCTATCGTAGATTCCACATATCAAACTAGTATATGGTATCGAACAAGCAATTTATTTGCATTCGCATCGGAAGTAAAAAGTCTGGTTGAAATATATAATTACCTGAATGATACACATCACATTGTTCATTTTGAACCAGGAACGTATAGTGTTTTTTCTCTCCCTTTTACAGTTTCACCTAAATGGTTTCCAATAATAAAGAACCGTCATTATCATTCCGTTGGATTCATTTCTCATACATTATCAACTGAATACAAAACAGAAGAGATTTATGACAATATCCGTAATCTGCTTTGTTCTGCCGTTCAAAAACGAGTCCTTAATACGGAACGACCTATTGCATGTCTTTTATCAGGTGGACTTGATAGCAGTCTAATTACTGCTTTGGTGAATTATTATCGTTCAGAGAAAACTCCATTGGAGACATATAGTATTGGATTAGAAGGATCTGAGGATTTGCGAAATGCCCGCATTGTTGCCGAGTATTTGGGAACGAAACACACAGAAGTTATACTTACAGAAGCGGAATTTGTTGACGCAATTCCAGAAGTGATACAGACAATTGAAAGCTATGATACGACGACGGTAAGAGCATCTATTGGAAATTATTTATTAGCAAAATATATTGCTGCAAATAGTAGTGCTAAAGTGATTTTCAATGGAGACGGTTCCGATGAAGTATGTGGTGGATATTTATATATGGGTTGCGCACCTTCAGCTTTCGACTTTGATTATGAATGTCGGCGTTTACTTACAGATATTCATAAATACGACGTTCTTCGGTCAGATAAATCCATTTCGAGTAATGGATTGGAACCAAGAACACCTTTCTTGGATCGGTCATTTGTTCAATATTATTTAAGTATTCATCCACAAATGCGATTTCATACGAAAAATAATGTGTGTGAAAAATATCTATTGCGACGCGCATTTGAATTATTCGATAATAATGGCAAATCATTGTTACCTAGCAATATTTTATGGAGAAGAAAAGAGGCATTTAGTGATGGTGTTAGTAAAGTGAGTCGTTCACTTTTTACGATTATTCAAGAACATGTTGATAAACTAGAGTTTCCATCTCACAATAATATTACACATAATCCTCCAACAACAAATGAACAAAGGTTTTACCGCAATTTGTATGATACATTTTATCCCAATATGGCTGAGCTTGTACCCTATTTTTGGATGCCGAAATGGGTGAAAACTATAGATGCCAGTGCGAGAACATTATCGATTTATTAAATTATGATTCTTTACACATTCTTTACAGGTTTAAACTTTTTTATATAATAGTCATAATTCATTGCTAATAGAATGTATTGAAAAAATCCTAATCCATAATTAAGTGGAACACAATTAGAATCCGGAATAAATATATTATACAGATCTATCTTATTATGATATGTATATTTCAATAAACCAACATAGTTAACAAAACCGAAAATAATTATAATAATAATCAATGCAATAATAATATGATTAAATAAAGTCATGTAATAAAATTGTTCAGGTTCAACTTTGAATAATCTGACTCGTATTGGGAAATCGTATGTTATCCAATATTGATGATCTTGAATAAAAGCAGCAGTAGTTGCGCTATTTGTTGTTGTGCTTGTGCTTGCATTTGTTTGATTATTGGAACTAGATTTTATTGATTTTATTGATACAATATTTGTATTCTGGTTCAAAGAATAGTAATATTGTTTATTTAAAAATATAAAATAAAGTAGAAATACTAATCCCAAAACAATCATTGTTAAACGAGAATCAAGTCTATTAAATATGATAAATACAATAAAATAAAATAAACAATTAATTAATTTTTGAATAGGAGGAAGATCTATTTCATGTTTACTGACGACAACCACAACGAAGTAAAATATACCGAACGTAAATATATATTTATAAATTGGATGACTATTATCAATTCTATGTTGTTGACATGTAATAATTGATGAAACCTGTGGTGCGTATAATAATCCATAAAATGCTACAAACACCAGTGTTAGGTTAGCAAATGTTTCACTCAATTTAATCGTTTCAGAACCAAAAAACCCTTTAAATCCAGAATTTGTATTCTTAGTTGTAATTGTATTTGTATTATTTTTATTGTCCATAGTATTGATTTATTTTTTATTTATTTAACTGTAACCAAATTGTTTTATCACATATATAAATGATGATATATGTGATGAGTTTATTAATATACACTTAATATATGGTGCGAAATACAATGAAAAAATATAAAATGAAAATAATGAAAGGGGGAGTATTTGGTTCTTTATTTAGAAAAAAGAGAGAAGGATCGTCGCCATTAACAGAACGAGAAAAGAAATTATCAACTGATTCACAAACATTAAAACCAGTTGATATAGATATAGATAAGTATTACGATATAATTGTCAAATATAGAAATACAATAGAGTTATTCAAGTTAACTTGTGTTCATTTTCGAACTCTTATAAATGATACTACACTTCATAATTTAGGTATTTTATTTCATATTGGTTCATCAGAAGTACAATATGCTATACCAATTGTATATGAAAATAAAAAATGGATAATTTCAGATCAACGCAAGCATCTACCGAAAATAATGATTGATGGTGATCTTAGTTCATACACGATTGAAATAATGAATAAATCAACAACAACGTTAGATTTAAACTGTAGAGGCGAACCAATATTTCATCGTATTCGTGCACCTGAACCGACTAGTGTTCCAAAGCATACAAGACAACCTCCTATTTCAATATTAGGTAGAGTAAAAAGTATACTAAAAATGCCAGATCAAACTAGAAGAGCTATAGAAACTCATCCAGATTTAGAACGAGAATCTATGTATATGTTAGATCAATATGATAATGATATTTGTTGGGCATTTTCTTCTGCTCGATTAATTTTAAAATACTTTAAATATTTAATGCCAGAATTAAACGTTAGCACTAATAGAAGTATGCGCAATAATTGGATGGATAGTATCGCACAATATGATAATTTTTTCAGTTTCAGAGACATTTATAATCGAGATATGGATGGTGGATATGTGAAATATATGAATGTGTTATTGATTGTATTTTTAATTAGATATATGTTACACAAAACGACACGATCTGCTGATGGAGGAGCAACTGGTTATAATACTTATATAGCAATCGTTCAATTTATCGAAGAAGTGAAAAATAGAGATATAGAAATTTATATTCCAATTCCCGATAATATATCACAAATGAGCATATTAGATGCATTATGTTACAATAATTTTAATGAAAGTCAACAAACAGACATATCTGCTTTTTTTGATATTTTAAGTGATTGTGTAATAACTGCTAACACAGAAGTAAAAATGATGCTTACAAATGACTTAGCTGATCCAAGCAGTTATATCTTCGGTAATATACAAACCATTTTTAAAAAAAAACTATATATCACGTATAATGGGTATATAGGCACTGATATAGAAGATCCTACTCATAATTTTCATTCAATGGTATTAGGAGGTGTCAGACTCGAAAAGGTGAATGAAACGATAACAGACCTCAATTCTGGATACTATATATTGAATTCATGGGGAAAACAAGAAAAACATTCGATTGATAGCCCACCTGTGACTACTTATGCCGATCTAAAAAGAACTAATTTCTTAAGTTTCGGTTATATTAAAGAATCTATTATTCCAGTGATATCGACATTGAGAATGCTAGAAAATACATTTATTACAATTATTTACATAGATGGAGATAAAGGTGGACGTTGTGTAGAATTAACAGAAGCTATACATTATCATAAGAGTCGAAATAGTCGTGGTGGAAAAACAAAAAAATTGAAACAGAATACTTAATAAATAAGTATTTAAAGAAGCAAACGCAAAGAAACAAATAATGTCAACGAATACAGCAATTACAGAAATCACGATCAATGGAGTTCGTGTTGAAAATCCAAACTTCATTACTCTTGAAGAACTCATGAAGAGAAAAGTTGATCCAAACGTATGTGTTGGAGTGCCTTATGTTGATGCAAGTCAATATATATTTTCAAATCCGTTAACCTTTGTGGTTAGGAGAACTGTGCATCACTATTATACTACGAAATCAGGCATTACAGCAGATGTTGCTGGCGTAGCTCTCGACAAGGCAATCGATTATGCTTGTTCAAAAATGATATTTACAAAGAGTTATCGTGGCAATTGTATATGGGAACTCAGTGGCATATCAAAGGATAATTTGTGGATTGGATGCCTATATAGGGTCACTATGGAGAAGTATCCACGAGGCCACAAAAAATATGGCTTGTTTCGAATTGAATATACTCATGTAGGATTTGACCGAGAAGAAAATATTCTTGGGGGGCTTATGGCTCGCAAATTGAAGGGTATTGTCGCGAAATAATTTAATAATAATAAATATAAATAAATAAAATAATATAAGGTGAATTATTATCAATGTAATATGCTGCGGTATTACATTGATTTAGGGTTTTTTTTACAAGAGATTGGACGCAATACGATCTGCGAGATTGCTATTTTTCGAGTCAAAAACAATATTATGGTAGATATCATGCATTACCATAATAAACCAAAGATTGACCGATATATTGTAAAAACAGACAAAACAATTCGCATCGACACAGAATCAAAACTAACTATATCTTCATTACATGGTTTAACTGTATTAAAACGGTTGAAAATCGCCAATATGATTCACCTAGATGAACTACCTTATTTTGGAGATAGTTTGCAATTGGAAAAACTCATACTATATAATAATGGATTAGTGCGTTTACCACGAAATATCTCTGATACAGTGAATTATTTGGACTGTAGTCAAAATAAACTAAAAGAACTAACTGCTATATTGCCATCAACTTTAAAATACTTGTATGCTGAAAATAATAATCTTCTTTATTTACCAACATTGCCGACTTCTCTGATTTTATTAATTATAGGATTGAATCCTTTGAATAATTATATTGGTAGACAATATAATTTAGTTAGATTTCAACGAAAAATATTTATACTTCTTCAGTTTCGTTGGAATTACTATTTTCTTAAATTTGGTCGACGCTTTTTATATTTTTTGTTAAAAAAACGAATGTCGAAACATAAAAATACGTTATTAGAGATGAGTGCAAAGATATCGATGAATCCTGCACGTATTTTGCGACTTCTAGAAATATATGATGATTTAGAAGATATATAATGTTATGATAATATAATGGAATCTGTGAAATCCGCATATGAGATAGAAACTCCACATAAAGGGATACCTTATGTGGAGTTTTATGAAACTCTTCAAAGAATGATCAAAAAGTGTATAACAGATAGATATGGAAATGAATTTCTTCCGGTATGTAATGAAAATTGTAAATGGTTATTGACTATACCAAACACAACAGGTAATGCTGCAACATCTATAGAATACGATGATGATGATTATCAAGTTATACCACAACTGATCGAGAGAATAAATGAGAATACTATTAAAGATTTAACTGTTGAACGAAAGGGTTTGATTAAAGAGCTTATTGAAGAATTACAAAAGAGAGAATTAAATTATATAATTCATTTAAATTCGTTAGATAGTATTAAAGGATGTAAAGCAGCAGGACAACTACTGATGATATTAAATTTTATACAAATTAGAATAGATACTCATAAAAAAAATCCTGGAGAATATGAAATAGTCGATTTTGTTAGTCTTGATAATTGTGCAAAAAGAAGTGATGCATATACAAGATTTGGTGCTATAAAAGTTACTCCATACGGTGAAGAAGAAATATTTATATTGGATTTAATTCGCATTCGCAATATGATTAACTTATTAGAAATTGAATCATTAGATAATGAAGAAGATTTTAGATATAAATTATGTTTTACTGATGCAATTAAGTATTGTGATTCAAAATTAACTAAAGATGTTCTTGATAAATACGGATTTACAGACCGTATTGTAAAATGGCATACTAATTTATTATCAAAACAGAAAACAGGATTTACACTTAATACGCGTGAGAATATATCCAAATGGCAACTCAAATCAAAACGCAATTTAAAACGTAAAATAGACGATACAGATATAGAAACAGAAAAGGGTGGAAAACGATCGAGAAAAAGAAGAACAAACAAAAGAAAAAGAACCAAAAAAACTAAAAGTCGACAGCGATCTCTAAGACGTTCTTATTCCAATATAACATATTGTAAACGATATAGGCGGCGATCATAATTTTGCCAATATGATACAATGAATCATGTTGTCTTTGTATAAAAAAGAGAGAAACTTCATCGGCGGCATATATCTTATAAATCGAATATAAAGAAAACATACTTGTCCATGCGATATATTTATTTACGCGATACTTAAAGAAGATCCTCGTATAGATGTGATACATTATTGGCTGTATAATCATAAAATCATATATTTGATTATGTCTTACATAGAAGAAAATATTAATCAATAGAGCATAACTATAGCCAATATGCCATGTTCTAGAATCAATAATACTTTTTCGAACCATTGTCTGAAGAAAAGATGCTATTTGAATCGCAAACATTGGTGAAAATGCGGTGTCGATATCACCGAGCATAAATGTTGTTGCTCCTATCTGCATACTACTACTCATTAAGGTTATTTGACGCTGATTTTCTTCTGTAAAAGCACCATCAAATGGTATATTTCGTATTGTTGTTCCATGTCTATCTTTCTTATATACAGCAGTTACTATATCCGCACATAACATTGTGGCATAACATGTTGCAATATTATACATAAAATGATACTTATTATAAAAAAGAAGACAACATACAACAGAACGTGTAGTAAATATTATTGTATGTAATCGATTTTCAGGATATATCATTGGTTTCGATAAATTTCTTACTCCACTAATATGAAATATCAGAGAACTCCAACTAAGAAGTCCATGTATCAAAATACAAAATATACCAAATCGATTGTTCAAATACATTTTATGAAATAGAAACCAGAGAGAATATCTTGTTACATAATTAAGAAGAACTAAACCGCCAAGAAATTTATGGACGAATAAACCATCTTCTTTGGTATTTAATTTGTGTATATTTTGAATTGACAAAGACATAAATTAATAATTTGAATACTTTTATATTGCTTTCGAATATTTACTGATGCTTGTTTAATATTAATACAAAGAAAATACACATATCACCATCACCAATTTATGTATAATTATTCGAAATATACATAAATTTAACTATTTATTACGCAGCGTCCTTTTATTTTTTCTGTGTTTACGTTTTTTAATTGTGTGCTTTTTATTTTTTCGTTTTTTGTTTAAACGCTTTTTACTATGACCTCCTCCTGCTCCTGCTCCTTCTCCTCGTCTAGCACGTTTTGTATTAAATTGATATTGTTCTCCAGGTAATCTTTTACTTCTTATACCATATTCTTTTTTATCCCCAGTAATATTAATATTTCCATTCAACTGGTTTAGCTGCCATTGTCTCTCTTGTAATTGTCTCTCTTGATCTATCCGCATTTGCATCTCTGCTTGTCTATCTTGTTCTTCTCGCGCTTCTTGTGCTTCTTGTAATAGTCTCTCTGCTTCTGCTTGTCTCTCTGCTTCTGCTTGTCTCTCTGCTTCTTGTAATAGTCTCTCTTGCCTCTGTTGTATTTTTGCTTCTTCTTCTCTTTCCCTTCTATCTTGTATAGTTCTTTCAACTTGTTCTCTCTTAATATTATGTATCTCACTCTGTGGCTCTTCTATTTCATTCATCTGCTTCCTATTTACTCTTTGCTGTTGATTTATCCTTTGTTGTTCATCTATCATTTGTTGCCTCTGTTGTTCTTCTATCATTCGTTGCCTCTGTTGTTCTTCTTCTATCATTCGTTGCCTCTGTTGTTCTTCTATCATCTGTTGCCTCTGTTGTTCTTGTATCATCTGTTGTCTCTCTTGTCTCTCTTGCTTTGTTTTTTTCTGGATTTCATCCCTAATCTTTTGTGTTTTTTGTGCTTTTTTACCCTGTACAAATTCTTTCATATTTTTACGTGTTTTTTGTAAGGCTTGACCTTGAAATTTTTGATATACTGGATTATTCTCACCTATATCTTCAACTATATTCTCACCCATAACATCAGCATTGTCCTCATCATTTTCCTCATCATTTTCCTCATCGACAATATCCTGTTCCATTTGAGTTGGTAAGGGTAGGGGTATTTCATAATTTGGCAGTGGTAAACTTATGCCAGCAAATTCATCATATTCTTCATCTTCAACTTCATTTTGAACTATCATCGTATTATGATCAATATTACTATTACCATATTCGTCAATAAAATATTTAATTTGTTCTTCTATAAATTTATTATTTTCACGTTCTAAAATAGGATAATTTTTAATATAATTATTATTATTTATCACTTCTTGATTTGTCGTATAATTTTCTGCATTAATAGTTCCGCCATATAATATTTTTTGTTTTGAATTTTTACCTCCTCCTGTAGTTACTCCTCCATTTGGCAATACAGATAATATTTTTGCTTCCATTTTTTCTAATAAACCAAGATCTGTAAGTTGTTCTGTAGTATTTAAAAATACAATTTCCCAAATATTACTTTTAGACTTGTTAGTTGGAATAGTACTAGGTTCATATGGTATTATAGAATAATCAATACTCGTTAAAAGAATACTACGTTCTCCTTCATCTTCTTTTTTATTTACTTCTTTTACGTTTGTATCACTAACGTCGTCACCAGCCATTTCAAAATAGCCTCCATATTTTTTGGATAGACTCGATATTAAATCTGTCATATTAATTTTTTCATATTTATTATCAGCAGTATCACCGAAATTAACGAATTGATTCATCGCCATTATAAAAAAACATTGTAGTGCTTCTATCACAATTCTAAACATCTTTACTTTTTTTCTCATTTCGTCATTATCTGCAACTTTCGCTGTATAAGTATAAAATACAGATTTACCGATAATTTGAGTATTATCACCCTCCGCAAAAACATCATAATATGATTTTTTAGCAGTTATTTGATACCTTAATATTCTTAATTTGTTTAAAAAATCATCAATATTTGTTTTATAATAGGCAAAAGATTCTTCAATAGTCACGGGTTGAATTCTAGGAGCTCTACCACTAGGAGGAGGAGGTAAATATTTAAAACAACCTGGATATTTACTAATAGCATCTTTAAGTAATTCCAATATTAATTCATAATTATTTATAAGAAAAATTATATTATGATTTATAGAATATGCTATTGGTGTTCCTGCTGGTGTTCCTCCTGGTGTTAATATTTCAGTAATTGCATCAAACTTTAATTCACTTAATGATAAAACAAACATATTGTTATATTCAAAATTCGATTTACTCGAAGTAACTGGACAAAATATTGAAATACCTTTTTTTGTAGTAATATAGCAATCACCTAAGTAGTAAAATACTGCTGCTTTTAAAAGTGAATATACCAATTTAGTATTATACTTTTTTTGGTTATCATCATCGAGAGCTGTATATTCAGCTAATGCTGTAGTTGTCATTGTAGATAATGCATTAAAATCAAGATTTGCAATCTTTAAAATATCAAATGCCTTAGTTGTTAATCCTTCTGAAAAAAGTTGTTTACATAATTTTTCAGTTTTGATAGAAACAGCACCTGATATTATATTAGTATTAGTAAGATCAATTAAAAGATTATATGTAGGATATTGTAAAACTCTATACATTAAAAAATTCCATAATAGACTATTATTAGAATCAGGACAAGTCCCCATTTCACAATTTCCTGATTCATTTAGATATCGTATAAGATTTTGTAATCTAGCTTCTAATCCATCACAAAATATTTTTTTATTTTTAGCTAATGTGTCAGGAGCGGTAGGATTAGTAAAGAAATTGATTCTTTCATCATTTGGTGTAATACTACCATCTGGATTCTCAATATGAAAAAACTCATAACATATTTGTTTTGGTGCGTTATTATTTTCATATGCTTTTGCTATTTTATCAAAGAAATCATTACATCCATTATTACCATCGCGTTTAAATCGGTATTCATATCCTGTTAAAGGTGAAGTTTTTGGAACACGTTCGATAAATTGATACAAATCAGATTTTAATTGATTACAACATTTATGTGCCCAAAAATATTCTAACCCGATATTTGGATCAGGTGAAACTTTTTTATCATTATAAAGTAGTAAACACAGATGTATACATGCTTGTAATACAGGAAATACATGTTCACATTCAGGACTTGACCATTTATTTTCTATAGGATATCCACATATATAACATTGACATTGAGCTGTATTAGGAGTCCCGTTAGGATTAGTAGAAGGAACGCATCCTCCGATTGTTCCTGTACATTGAGCTGTAGGGGTAATATGTTCAAATATATCTCTCATTTTGTCAGTTTTTTTAATTAGTCCGGTAATTTTATAAAAATCTGATTGAGTTCCTTCATGTTTTAACATATTTATAATTTTTTCGTATGGTGTATCTGCACCAAGAAATTGGATCATATATGATTGAACTATTTCGAATTGCGTTTTAATCGAATTACTAACAGTTTTATTATATTCTGTCAAGTCTGTAAGGGCTACCATTTGATCCTTAATAGAAACCATATGTCCATTATTGGTTAATATTAGATTATCATCAGTAATTGCTTTAAGTACTGGATCCATTTCTTTATAAATAGCTATCATTGAACGAGAAGCACAGTAATTAATTAAAAATTTACGTATATCATCAAGTGATGGAGATAATGTTGAAAAAGATTTACTTGATATCTCAATTGTTGATATTGGAACATTATTTACAATAAAATTAAGAAGATTCGTTAGACCTTTAATTTTAGAATAAAGTTTATAATAATATATACTATAAATAACAAATAAATAAATATATAAAAATAACAAATAACTATTATTTTTTAATAGTTCTTTATTTCCTCCCGGCGAAACAAAAATACAATTTTCAAAACACTTGTAGAATGGCAAAGTAAAGTCCATTTCAGCAATATATTTATTATCAAACCAATGTGTCCAGGTTACATCTAATAAATCATATATTGTTATATTATCGATTGTTAGAGAAGTCGCATCAAGTCGTTTTGTTATAAATGCTTTCCATTTATTAAAATCGGTATTATCATCATTAAATATTGCCTTAAAATCTATTTGCATAAACGTTAAATGTTTTCCATTTTTTTGGTTTCTTACTAATTGAACAATACGTTGTTTAAATATAGTGTCATATGTAATTAGAGTAGTCATTATTATATTAACTTATATTAATATAATAATATTCGTAATTTATTACCTACAAATATTATATGTACAAAGAAAATTTATTATATATTTATTGGTATACCGTTCAATTTGCCTCTTATGTGACGTATTTTTTAATAGCACTATATATTGCCGGATTCACCAATAACGATAATGCGAAAAAATATCTCGTAACAATCGATAATTATGCTAAAATAATTGTTTCTCTCTTTTTAATGTGGAAATTTAATTTATTTCGCAAAAAGATTCCCTTTACAGATTTAGATCGTTCGATTGTCTTTCAATCTGGTCTCTTTCTTTTTTTGACAACTTCATTGAATAGTATTATTGTCGAATATTTAACATATATAAAGAATTATATTCTATCATTCTACCCGAATACTAATAACAAAACCAATTCGTCTAAATAATAATTTAAAGCACAACTATATTCATAAAATTATAGGCGTTCTTTATTTCAACTTCTTCATTACATCCATAATATGTAGAAGAACTTCTTCTTGGTGTGTCAATTTTTGAAAGATGATTGCCTCTTCCATAAGAAACTCATATTTTCTTTTTTTAAAGAAATTGGTATATACGATAGAAACACCTTTATCTGTAATTTTAAAATCACAGAAAATAGCTACACCACTTAAAGAGAGAGTTGCTGTCGGGTTGCGAATATCGATCCATCGAATATATCCACCATGTTTTAGTTCATTCATATTATCAACATACCGATATTGCTTCAATTTACGCATATATTCAGACAAATCTGTATGTGTAAATTGTAGTTCTTTCAGTATATTTAGTTTGATTCGATGAATCTTCTCTGTTGTTAATTGCAATATATGCGAGTTATCATTATTACTTGCGGCCTTGATGATTTCATCCATTTGTTCATCAGAGACATTCGACATATAAGTATATAAATAATATTTACTAATATTATTTATTATTGTTTATTTTTACTTTACTTTACCATGTGCTTCCAAACGCGCCACCAAATGCGGATGATCCTTCATTTGCAGCCATTGGTTCCATTAATTGTTGTGATTCAAACCCATTATCTTGTGTAGATTGCGAATTTTGATAACCTTCTTGTGAGTTCATTTGAACAACTGGTAATTGACTAATAGGTGTGGTTTGTCCAGAATAGAGAGTAGGGGCCATTTGTTGAGGTGGTGTATAAATATTGGGGGAATGTTGTGGTTGTTGTGGTTGCTCTTGTTGTTGTTGTGTAGCACTGCTCTTTTTCTTCTTTTTACCAGTAGTTGGCTTCGATTCCCATACTTCATTCATTCGTTCAATTATAATACGTGTACCATGTTCAACTTGTGGACTAAAATTGGTAATAGAAATTAAAACGGACAAAACTAATGGAAATAAAAATAATGTACTACCGCAATGAGAATATTGACTTCCAGAGAAGTTTGGTATGTAACAAATTACACGATTTATATAATATATTCCATAAAATAATATGAACATGTACAACATAACAATGATAAGTATTTCTATTGATGATCGTGAATCATCGATAATTGGAAAATAATTCCTCATGGTATTAATTAATATGGTAACGAATACAAATGCTAAAAATATATACTGTGCCAAATTTGTTAAATCTGTTTTAGTATCATGGTCAGTATTAAATACATAATGGAAAAACCCTTTTGTTTTTGATATATAACTATCATGTTCATTTTTACCTTCTTTATGTTCCATATATGAATAACAAAGAAATTAATTATGATATCTTATATATTAAAGACCACATTTATAATAAATCATTAATGATTCAGTGCGTATATAAAAATGAAGAAGAACAATATTATCAATTGGTTCGTGATATTCTAAATAAAGGTATTTTGGAAGAAGGTAGAAATGGCAATACACTTTCTATATTTGGTGGCGCGTTATACTTTTCATTAATCGACAATAAAATTCCGTTATTAACTAGTAAAAAATTAGCATGGAAAACATGTCTAAAAGAACTATTATGGTTTATTGGTGGAAAAACAGATAATACGATTCTACAATCGCAAGGAGTCCATATATGGGACCAAAATGGGAGTCGAGAATTTTTAAATAGTCGTGGTTTAACACAATTACGTGAGGGGGATTTAGGACCTGTATATGGCCATCAATGGCGACATTTTAATGCAAAATATACGGATTGTAGTGCTGATTATTCTGGAAAAGGTATTGATCAATTACAACAGGTGATAGATCAATTAAAAGATACCCAAAATCGATGTTCGCGCAGAATCATTCTCACTTCATGGAATCCATTACAATTGGATGAGATGGCTCTACCACCATGTCATGTATTAGCACAGTTTCAAGTTACCAGCACGAGTCATTTATCATGTTGTTTATATCAGCGAAGCGGTGATGTCGGCTTGGGCGTGCCTTTTAATATTGCATCTTATAGTTTTTTGACACATATTTTAGCGAAACATTGTGGTTTAATTGCAAAAGAATTGGTATATATATGTGGAAATTGTCATATATATGATGATCATATTGATTGTTTAAAAGAGCAGATAATACGTCCAACTTATGATTTTCCGACTATAGAAATTAAGAGAAAACATGAGAAAATAGAAGATTATACTCTAGACGATATTTCTGTAAATAATTATCAATGTCACGAAAAAATATCGATGGTTGTTCGTGCGTAAATAAACGAAAAATAATATTTTATATAATTTATGAGTTCTGGAAGAGCAAATGCGTCAGCAATTCAAAGGCGAACAGCAAATGGTGGCGGAGGTGGTCAAAACCCCGGAAGAGTATCTTTTCAGGCACCTCAGCAACAGCAACAACAACAGCAACAACAACATTATAATAATGCGCGAAATCAACCTCCCCCTCCCCCAATGGCACATCCAAAATTGTCTGTTTCTGATGCGATTGCATTAATTACACTTCGTTTAGGTAAAGTTGAAACATTTATCAATACATTACCACCATTAGATCAATTAGAGTTGTATTCTGCTGGATCAGGATCAGGATCATCTTCAGGAACAGATGAACTACATGACCGAAGTAGTAATGAAAATATGCGCATTGTTGACGAAGCTGTATTTAAGAGTATTGTAGCTAGGTTAGATCGGTTAGATCGGTTAGAACAGACTAATATAGAAAAAGATAAAAATTCATCGAAACAAATAGAAGAGTTGAAAACCCTATTAAAGGAACAACTAATTATTTCAGCTGCTACACTAACACCAACACCAACACCTATACTTGTTGCTGAAGTATCTGCTCCGGTACAAACACAAGTAATTGACAACGAAGCAATAGAGGAATTAAAAGCTCAAGTAAAAGAACTACAATCACTGCTATTAAACCTTCAAAGCTATACAATGTCTACAAATAAAAAATTATGCGATATTGTCTTCTGTAATGAGGTAGACGAAAACGAGAATGATAATAATCTTCACCATAATTTGTCATTACATTTATCGCAATTGTTATCTGGTAGTATTGCAGACGAACAATTGGTTGATTGTGTAAATGAATTAAATGATGAGTATTTCTCTCCTTCAACTATTTTAGAAGAAGAATCATTGAAAGAAACAATCTCAAATGAACAAGAATTGAGTATTAATATATAAAACGCGTGATATTTTATTAGAACTATTTAAAGACATCATATTACATGATAATAACAAATAAGTATGAAATCTTTTATTAATTTAACATCAATTGTGATTAATAAATTACATATTGTTGAAATTATAAAAAGACCGGGTTCATATTGTATACATATGAATAACAATAGTATTACTGGATTTATATTTTTCTCAACTGGTGGTATAGAGACTTATAAAAATACTATTGAAATATGTGAAAAAAATGATAAAAAAGATTATGCTACTATAACAAGATTAATTAAAGAAATAGATTATTAAGTATGTGTTTTAAATGAACAAGAAATGAGTATTAATATATAAAGAAAAATATGATATAATATTAATGTCTACAGCAGATTTATTAGAAGATTGTCCAAAAAATGAATCTTTATATTCATTTACAGATAATATTTTAAACGAAACAAAGCGAATCATAAAGGAAGATATACGATCACTCGATGTTAATTCGATATTATCCAATTTCTGTTATTTCAATACAGAATCTATTATAATAGATTCTCGTTTTTTCAAGATATTTGCTATTCCAGAGAACTATGAAGTTTTTAAAACATGTATTGTTGAGAGAATTGAAGAAGCATTAAGTAATAATCAAAAGATTGTTGTACATTTAAATATTCAAACGATTCAAATAATGGATATAGAAAAGCACTATGATTTTTTAATCAAAATAGCGAAATTTATGGGAGACAAATTTCCAAATAAATTGGAAAAATGTTATGTATATAGTTCTGGATTTATTTTTCAAAGTATATATTCTATTCTTTCGATTGTGATTGATAAACAAACACGTCAACGAATTATCTTTATCAAGTAATTATATTTACAAAATTTGAATATAATTACTATGTTATAATAATAAAAATATGAAAAATCCTATAAACTTTATATTTAGTATTGGATATCGATGTAATTCAACTCTATTTTTAAAAAGATTTAATTTGCGAAAGTGTAGTAGTCCTTTTGATTATTTATTTATAGACCTCGAAACATCATTTAAACTGATAAATACTCATTTTGATAATTATTTATGTGATATAATCTTATTCAATAAAGACCAAAAAAAAATACAACTATTTTATAAAAAAAATACTAGTGAGATTGAATCTAAACTGTATGAATTATTAGAAAATAATATAGGTTATATGGCAGATAATTATAATGGTTCTAATTTGTTAATCAATCAAAATTATTTAGATGAGAACAACTTAAGTTCAAATATATATGATTGGAACACAAATTGTAATTTTTTTCACCATAATATTTTAGATGAGAATATTTATAATTCGATAAAAAATAGATATATTAGATTTAATAATATAATAAATAAATATAACGAAACAGTATCATTGTTTTATATAACTAAAATACTTAATTGTCCAAATATTATAGATTATATGAATGAAATAATAGAACTTAAAAAAAAATACATTATATGCTGCTTTTTAATAATAATAATTAATTGTGATAATATAGAAGACGAACATTATTATAATGAAACAGAAAAATGTTTATTTATAATTAAAAAAGTTGAAAATTATGAAACACAATATTCAAAATATAAAACAGATAATAATTTGTATTATGAAAAAGAATTTAATATTATGTCAGATTATTTTAGTTTTAATATTATCGAAAAAGATGATATTTAATTCGTGATTTGATGGTATACATTATGTAAACAGAAAATTAGTATAAATGTAAATAAGTATTATAATTATTATGATTATTATCAAAGATAATGCTAAAAAACGACGACTATTTACAACTATTTTTCAAATTATTAAAACATGTTCTTCAGTCGTTCATATTCATTTAACGCAAGATGCATTTTCTATTCAGGGTATGGATCACTCACATGTTTGTCTTTTTGATATCCAATTCAAGATGCAATGGTTTGATAAATATGAAGTTATTGATATGTTGATCAATATTGATACTATCATTCTGTCAAATATTCTCTCTTTTGGAGTAGATACAGCTGAGATAAGGATAGAACCAAGTGAAGATACGATTCAAATCGACTTCATTCACTCGAAATATAGTAAGTTTTTCAATATTCCATTAATAGATGTCGACTATTCGTGGATGTCTATACCAACTTGCGAGTATGATACCGAATTTTTGATTCCTGCGAAGATCATTCATGAAGTATGTTCACAGTTGATAACTTTTGGAGATATCTTGACAATTTGCTGTACAGAAGAAAATATTACATTACATACTAAAGATATATCAAAAGGGGAAATGAAAGTTGTTATATCGATTGATGACCTTATAGATTATTCTATTGTAGAAGGAGAGAAGATTGAGGTTCAATATAGTTTACAATATATCCAGAAGTTTTGTCTGAATACGAATATATGTGATAATATACATTTTTCTATAAGTAAAGATGCTCCACTGAAAATATCTTATCTATCTCACGAAGATTGTATAATACAGTTCTTTATAGCCCCAAAAATTGAAGATTAATCGAATCGATTACATTAATCAAAATGTATTTATATGAATTTAAAACCCCGATAATTTTATTGTGTATAATGTATTTTTTTATAAATACATTATATAATTGATGTTTATAATATCGCCAAGAATCGGATTATGTAATCAACTTCAAACGATCGTAAAAGGAATATTACTTGCAATAAAATACAACAGAAATATATATATAAATAAGTTTCAAATTGATTTAAAAAGCGGAAGAGTTACAGATATTAATGATATATTAAATATTAATGAAATGAATCATTTTTTACAAAATACAATAAAAAGTTCAATTAAGATATTGGATACAATAGATATAAATATAATTAATAATTTAAAAAATTATTATTTACCAAATATTGATTATAATAAAATACAATGTATACCATATATTAATGATGATATAGAATTAAATAAAAATATGAAAATAATATATTTAGGTAATATAGTTTCATTAGATATATATAAGTCTTTTAATTATATGTGGGGAGAATACACTGATAATAATTTATATTATTTAATTATGATTAATCTTAAGTTTAACCAAAATTTTTATACATTAAAAGATGTTATTAAACAAGAATTACAATTAACTAACTTTAATTGTATTCATTTAAGAATTGAGGATGACGCATTAATTCATTTTTCGAACTGTTATAAATTGTCAATTGAAAACTATAATGAAAAATTAATAAAATTTTATGAAGATAATATAAAAAATATTAGTCAAGACCAAAATAAAATATACATATGTTCTGGTATGTTAAAATATGACAATAAAATTAACTTAAATTATTATAATAATTTAATAAAAAATAATACATTGCTGTGTGATAAAAAAAATGTAAATTTAAATGCATATTATACAGATAATAGAGAGTTAATTGCTATAATAGATTTGTTAATAGCATTTGATAGTGATTCTTTTGTTGGTAGTTTTGTAAGTTCATTTAGTCAAGTAATTAATAGTCATCACAAATATTATAAAAAAAATAGCACTTTATTTAATTTAAATAAATAATTATAATACGAAAAATATCGATATTTTAAATATAAATAATTATAAAACAAAGAAAGAAGTAAATCAGACAATATATGCGGGGGAACCCAGCAATTATTTTATCGAATAATAATAATATGTTTCAAATGTTAGCGACGGTTTTCATTTTTTTGGTCATTTTAACGCTATATCTACATGTTGCTTATCATTTAAAAACGAGCAATGAGCTGAATGTATATGAGACCGTTTTTCAAACAAAAGAGCAACTAGATAATGTTTGTAAATTAAGACAACCTATTATTTTTAATTATATAGAATTTCCTTCTTTTGAGAGAGAACAATTGATTGAAAAATATGGGAGCCAAAAGATTCTAATGAAAAGCGTCGATTCTGGAGAATATGTTCCTTTTCAATTAACAGAAGCAGTTCAATTGGTAGACAAAGATACAACAGGATCTTATTATATTGAGAAGAACGGTGATTTTATCGAATCAAACCTGAAAGAACGGATAGAAAAGTATGAAAAAAATATACGACCATTATTTACAGGAAAGTGTATATATGATATATTAATAGGATCGAATGGCAGTAGTACGCCATTAAAATATGAAATCAACTATAGGAATTTCTTCTTAGTAACAGAAGGTTCTATTAGTATCAGGTTTGCTCCTCCAAAGAGTGAAGATTATTTAAATGCTCAAGTCGACTATGAAACATTAGATATTACGAGTCCAATTCAAGTTTGGAAAGAGACTGCAGTAGAAAATGTTGAATTTATAGATATTGTCGCATCCAAAGGACAAATGATACATATACCTCCTTATTGGTGGTATAGTATTCAATTTACTAGTAATGCATCTGTTCTATCTTTTAAATATAGAACATATATGAATACTTTGACACTTATGCCGCAAATATTTATGCAGATTTTACAATTACAGAATATTCAACCTATAATAGGAACTTCGTTAAGTTCATCGCCAATTATTAAACCAACTAAAAAAGTTAAAAAGAATAAAAATAAGTTGAAAAAAGGAGAGAAAAAAGTGGAACCTTTATTGGAGACAGAGTCTTTGGTAAAAAATGATGAATAAAGAAATCAATCTAACTATATATAACATATGTTATATATAATTTTCAATGTTTACCACGATAATCAAAGCAAGAAATTATAGTCAATGGTCGATCGACGGCGATAATTATAATGGTTCTTTTTCGCCATATTTTCATCCTTTAAAGTATAAACTCTTTCATGGCGACAATTTTTCGTTCTCTCTTTTCAATGAAATAGAAATAGAAATAGAAAAGTCGATAATCAGAGAAAGTCCCTATATACCAGGAGTTCTTATTTTAACAAAGACATTTGGTTCTATCAAAGGTACAAAGAAGATGTATTATAGGTGTATACCAAATGATCCACATTATCCTTCTTTTTTAGTCGCATATGAAATGCCCATGATGGGCTTTAATAAAACGACGACAAATTTATATATTCTTTTTCGATTCAAAGAGTGGACCAATCAATTTCCAATTGGAGTCATAGACAGAATAATTGGTCCGGTTGATATTATAGAAAATCTATATGATTATGAAATTTTCTGTAAAGGGTTGGATAATCCAACGATGCGTCGATTTGCCAAAGAAGTTAATCAATCGTTGTCATTATTGACACAGACGATGACGATGACGATGACAAAAGAAGAATACATATTTTCAATCGATCCACCAGATTGCCGTGACTATGATGATGCATTTAGTATCAGAGAAGACAATGATAATATAATACATTTGTGTGTTTATATTGCCAATGTTCCACTCCTATTGGATAAGCTGGCTATTTGGGACCGAATAGAACAAGTATCGACAATATATCTTCCAAATAAAAAGAAGACAATGTTACCTTCTGTATTATCAGATGATCTATGTAGTCTTCAATCAGAGAAATCAAGAGAGACGATGGTAATGGAGATTGTAATTTCTCTGAATGAAGTAAAGGATATTTTATTCTATAATCGCCAAGTATTTATTCAGAGAAATTATCATTATGAAGAACCACAACTCTTATCTAATTCGAATTATCAGTTATTAGAGAGAACAGTAAGTAATTTGGCATCTCAATACACATATATGACAGAAGTAAAGGATAGTCATGATATAGTCGCTTTCTTGATGATAATGATGAATCATCAAATAGGCAGCCGTTTAGACACTGGAATTTTCCGTACAACAGAAGAACTACAGAAGCCAAGATCAGCAATCTATGCACAATGGTGTTCGCAATATGTCGGTGCCTATATAATATTAGAAAAGAACTTAAAGAGCCGTGGCGCCAGACATGAAGCACTACAACTGGACTCCTATATTCATATTACATCTCCTATCAGACGTATAGTGGATATTATCAATATGATCCTTTTTCAACAACAAATGGGTCTCGCAAATTTCTCTCTTTTGGCGAATCAATTTGTTTCTCAATGGATATCTAAGATTGCTGTTATTAATGACCAAACAAGGAAGATAAGACGTCTTCAAAATACATGTGATATGATTCATTTATTGAAAAATATGACTTCTATAGAAGGGATCATATTGGCAAAAGATGGTAATAATGTTCATATCTTTTTTCTCTCTATTCGCAAAATATTTGTTACTTCTTTGATAACAGAAGTAGAATTATCCAAGACATATTGTTTTTGTATTCATATATTTGAAGATGAAGACAAAATGAAGAAAAAAATACGATTAAATGTTTTGTAATATTATAAAACATATTATAATATTATAATGGATACATATCATACAAAATATGGTTTAATTACTTTATATAATAACGATTGTTATATCGCAAATACTTTTCAACAAGGTAATTATTGGGATGAAGATTCTTTACTACAATTAAAACAATATATTAATCCAAATCGTAATATTTTAGAAATAGGAGGTCACTGTGGCACATCTACTATTGTCTATTCTTCTTTTTTAAATAATGAACAAAAAATATTTGTCTATGAACCTCAAAAAAATATGTATAATTTATTGGTTAAAAATATTCAACAAAATAATTTACAACATAAAATTATACCTCATAATTTAGGCGTTTTTTGTTATGATGGCAAAGGAATTATGAATAATATTGATTTAGATGGATATGGTGGAATAATTGAAAAAAGATATAATGAAGAAAGTCATTTAAATTGTAATTTTGGAGGCGTTGGTTTAGGTGAAGATGGTGAAGAAATTAAATTAACAACAATAGATAATATGAATTTAAATGATATTGGGTTTATTCATTGTGATGCACAAGGTTCCGAGAATTTTCTTTTTTCAGAGGGAATAGAAACTATTACAAAATACAGACCTGTTATATTATACGAGGGTAATACACCATATTTATTTGATACTGTATGTAAAGCATATCCTCAATTTAAAAAAGCAAGTAAATTCGATATTAAAAAATATTGTATGGAGGACCTAAAATACACAAAATGTATTGATAATTTTAATGGTATTGATATACTTTTAATTCCATAATTTGATTTAAATATATTATTCTACTTTGACTTTTTCGATGATGATGATGATGACGACATTCGTAAAGGAGAATAGTAGTTTTTATGACTAACATAATTCTTCGAACTACGACTTTTTGTTTTATGAGTCTTCGTCTTCGTCTTCGTCTTCGTTCTATGACTCTTCAGTAATTTACTACCCGTTATATGTCTTCTATATTTTTTTGTTCCAATCATAGTAACACGTTTTACCCGTTTAATATTTTTTCTACCTGGTAAGAAAATACTATTCAGGTTTATATGTTTTTCTATATGTATACGTCTAATATCTCGATCTCTATTATCATTATTAAAACCCAATTTGTGTGTTTTTGCTATATTTACGAAATAATGTTTTATATTATCGCAATGATATAACCCAAAATATCCTAGACAAAGTCGTGATTCATGAAGAGTATTATGTGTAGTAGAGTATGACCTTAATATAAAATAAATATCTAATACTACAGCATATACTGTTTCTAATATGCTGTAAATATACTCATTTATAACCGCACTAGTAACTCCTAATTCGGTCAGATAATCGCTAGCATGTAATTCTCGTAAAAAAACGAAATCTTTTCTTAAAAAAGCGAGAATTACACTAGACACAATTCTACGAACCTTTTCCATTTTTTCTCTGTCTTCTACGAGTTGTAAATAATGTGTTTTTCCAAAATCATTGTATTCCTCTCTAATAGTATATTCTGTATATTCAACAAATGAATCAAATGTGAAAATATTTTTTATTTCTTCTGATAACTTATTTATTTGCTTTTTATATGAGTATGAATCCAACAACTTCGTTATAAACATGGGAATATCATTAAATAACGTGTAATAAAAATCATATAAATCTTCTATTTTTAATAAATTATTGCCACTAGTATATACAACATCTTCAAACATATCGTATACGTTCATTAATACATTTTTCCATCGACGTTCTGTTAAAGGTGCATCATCGAAAAATGAACCAATAGCCCCAGAGAAATATAAAAAGTATGAATCTTTATATAAAAAGTATTCCATATCATATTTGCCATCGTGAATATGATGTTTATTATGTTTATTACGATATGTAAGCGTTTCATCTGTAATTTGTCGTATATCAGCATATTGCCATGTAATATTATTATATTTACAGTGTTCTCTATTTACAGCAGAGTCTTTTGAATAGAAACAACTTTTATTACGTTGGATTGTATAAAGCATATCAGATTTGCCAACTTGCGGCAAAACTTTATGTTTGTAAGTTGGTTTTTGTGATTTTTCATAAAAATCATGATTTAAATATCCTTCAAAGTAAAAATAAACAGGATATGTTTTGGCAAAGTTATTCAAAACTTCCATAAATGTCGTTTCTAATTCAAAGCATCTATCATCATCTTTTTGACAAGGTTTCATTCTTTCTGTATTATGTGTATCACCGAAAAGTATAATAGTATTTTTTAGTTGTAAATGAACAATTTCATTGGGTTCTAATATAGACATACTAACTGGACCATTTAAATATTCTATTGCGACATTATCTATATATAACGGCATTGGTATTATATTATATATAGAGAGATTGATTTGTCACAATATATTTTTGTAATTTCTTTGCAATTGATTGGACCTTTTTCATTAAATCGTAATTTTGTATTTTTTCTGCTGCACACACGATTTCATTGGTAATGGCAATAATTTTTAATACTGCTTTTGTGAACTCACCCAAAAAAATACCTCTTTCTTCTAAACGCTGTAAAATCCATTTACAATCTTCTGTCGTCTCAGCCTCCATCCATTTGACAATATATTCCATCAAATCGTAATGAATATCATATACTTCTCCAGTTTCTAATCGATTCTCTTCTTCATATGAACGTAAGTGATCCATTTCTCTTTGTATAATTTCGACAACCCTTTCTATCTCACCTTCTTTTGGTAATATGGTGAGATGTTCATTTCTTGTTACATTCGCAGTAAAACAACTAAGAATCGAAGCTAAGTCAATATCAGTCAAAATACAAAAATCTCCACGAAAGAGTAATTCTGCGAATAAAAGACAAGGAACTTCTTTGAAACACTTTGCCAATATTCCTTTTATTAAAATGTTACCGCTATCAATATAAAAATGTTTTTCTAGAAAAGTCATTGTTTTTTTTATCTTATTAGAGAGATATTTTGACGTAGTCGTTTTATATTGTAACATTACTTGTAAAACTGTTTCAGATTCTTTTTGTTTTACTAATAGCTTGAGATCTTCATCAATCGAAAAATATCGTTCTTTTAAAGAAGATATCTTTCTTTCAGTATCTTTCTTCTTCTTAAACATATTAATCAATGTCATATATTCTTCAATTTCGTTAATTGGTGTTTTAAGCAAATCGACTGTAAGCTTTAACTTGGCACAAATTTCACTTTTCTCTCTATATTCTTGTTCTTGAATCAATAGATCGCCATTTAATTCTTGTTGAAACAGACTTTTCTGTGAAGCATCTTCCAAAGAAGATAATAATAAATGATAAGATATTTTATAATGACTCACTAGTCGTTGTGGTTTACCAGACATCATATGTGAATAATCACTGACGCTTATTGGTTCGCCTCTAAATAAATTATTTAAATGTATTACATGACCTTCTGTATCTATCCCACGTCTACCTGCCCTGCCCGATGCCTGATTATATTCATATCCATGTAATAGGCGAAACTCGTGCCCATCAAATTTATGTAAATCTGTGAAAATTGTCGTCTTAATCGGCATATTGAGACCACATGAAAATGTCTCTGTACAGAATAATAATTTAATATATCCTTCAACAAATAGGAGTTCAACAATTTCCTTTAAAATCGGGATCGTTCCACTATGATGTGTTGCTATTCCCTTTTCCAAAAGAGCAACCATCGAATTATATTCTGGCAGTTCCAAGAATTCTTGATAATTTGTCAACTTCTCTCTTAATAGTGATTCACATCTTTTGCGAATAATATAAGGCGTCTTAGAATCATCTTCCAATAAAGGAAAGGTTACTTCTCTTGCGGCTTTTTCCAATTGCTTTCTAGAGAGAATAAAACAAGCACAAGGAAGCATTTGGTTTTCGACTAAATGTCGACAAACTTGATTCAATGCAAAAGATCGATTGACTCGTGTAGTTGGATCCTTTTGTTTCATTGTAGTTAATACTTTGACAATCTTTCTGTAATTGATTTCATTATAACGTGTATTTTCATGAATAGGAATCGGTCTATTAATGAGACCACGGATTTCTTTTTCCAACTCTTTGTTCTTTAACTTCTTGAAGAATCCTTCATTACATGTAATAAAAGAATAATGCGTCAATGGGACAATTCTTTGTGACAATGTTGTCAAATATACTTGTTTATTTCCGTGAATGCCTTCGCACCATTTCGCAAACTGTTCTGGATGATCTAGTGTGGCAGATAACATTACATTTTGAACATGTGCTGGTAAAAGCATAAAAATTGTCTCCCAAACATGTCCTCTATCTGGCATTCCAATACTATGAACTTCGTCATGAATTACACAAGCCAGATCATTATCGAAATCCATTTCAAAAGAGAGAATAGACCCACTAATTCCCAAAGAAGATGGTAAAATCGTCTCAGTTTTTGAACGGTAAGCATATAGCGCATTCTGTAGAATCTCGGCCGTCATAATTAACACATCCGCGGCTGGATTCAACTTGATATCGCCTGTCAATAGACCGAAAGTAATATCGGGGTATTTTTCTCTGAAATCATAATATTTTTGATTAGATAATGCTTTGATAGGACTCGTATAAATGACCTTTTTTCTTGCTCCTCCAGCACCACTACAGAAGTGTCGAATTGCGAACTCTGCGGGTAACGTCTTACCATTACCAGTTGGAACACATACTAAAGAGTGATTACCTTCAACAATTGCTTCGATAGCATACTTTTGAAAACAACTTAAAGGTGGACCACCGATAAAATATTGCCCATATTTCGCAGATTTGTCTGAAGGATATGGTTTTACACAATCGCAAATAACAACCATTTAATTATTATTATAATATATACACATCTGTTTATTATAATAATAATAATAATAATATGAATACAATTATGATCGAACTACGATGTCATATATTAAACGTATTAGTCGAACGTAATCACCAGAATATGAGAGATACTGATACAGAATTCATTGAAGGATTAACTATATCGAATTTATTCTCTCATATACCTCATACTGATCAAATCAGAGAACAATATACCAATTTAATATCGAGAGATAAACGACTTGTATTGATTGGAGTAAAAGAATTATATCATCAACAACGAGTAACTGGATTTTTGAGAACGATTAGAAGACACAGAAGAAGGATTTCTAGAAACAATAATTAATTAGGATCTACGTTGATTTTTTGTATTAAACACAATGACGCGCTTTATCGGCCTATAATCTCTATTTACTTGACCATAATTATGATATTTTGTTCGGCGTCTTAAATAATCCATACTTAAACTACTCGCGGTTCCGCCATCTGACTTACTTGGCAATACATGTTCTACAACATTAGTATGTAATACGCCTGCTTTTATATTATAGTAACCAAATAACAAGTCGGGTCCCCACATCCATTTATTTTTTATAGTATGTATAGAACAAAATATGTTGAAATCTCGAGGAGAAAGCAGTAATAAATATGGTTCTAACTGATTATGTATTGTTAACATATTACGCTGTTTTATTCTCATATACCAATGTGTGCTTTTTAATACTTTTGGCGACATGATCGTAATATTACGATTTCTTTTCACTTGTATCATTCTTCGAATATTCATATTTATGATTTTTACATCATCAAGCGTAAATATAATGTAATCATAATTTCGGTTATAAACATTATTTGGATTTGTCAGAAATAATTCTGTTAAAATACCGCGTTTTTCATAAATATATACATTTTCTATAAATGGTAACCCATGTAATAATTCTTTTATATCTTCGCACACATCATAAAATGATATTGATACGTCGAAATTTTCATTCATTTGTTGATAAATATAATTTAAATTATGTAATAAAATATCGCGTTTTACATCGAGATTTGGTTGTCCAAATGCTGGCACATAATACAATAATTTCATATATTATTTAAATATTATAATTCAGGTTTCAAATTCATTGTATTTTTTTTATAATTATATTGTATGATTATAAAAAAAGAGAGAAAAGGATCCGTTATGGTATATACCGTAGATAAAGATTATGATGATTCTAAGATGGCGAAAATACTTAATACAAAATTAAAACGTAGCAGTAATTATTTCATTATTGAAGATAATGTTGATGTTTATACTACTGACAATCGATTGTTACTGCGTTTTAGAAAAAATGTATTAGAGAAAAAAAACATCGATGAATTTTACGATAATGTAATTAAATTTGCTAAAACGCCAACACATAATAGAGGTTCTGCCAGTGGAAGTAAAAAGAAGAATATATATGATAATGGTAATATTTATACAAATATAATTGGATACTTTGATACTATGTCTCCAAATTACAAACAAATCATGACAAGAAAAGGGATTAAGAATTTTCTCTCTGTTCGACCTACTCGTTTTCTATTGAGTTATCCTGAAAAATATAAAAAATTAATTCCATTGATCAAAGAGATTGATGAGTATTATAAGAAGCTTGTTCCCGAAGAATATAAAAAACAACGTGCTCATGCGAACCAAACCCATTTTAAAATACAAGGTACTGCTTTCACTACAATCACTACGAATGTAAATTATCAAACTACTGTTCACACTGATAAAGGGGACGATGAAGAAGGATTCGGTAATTTAACTGTGATTGAACGAGGCAAATATACTGGTGGAGAAACATGTTTACCTCAATATGGAATCGGCGTTGATGTTCGCACAAGTGATGTTTTATATATGAATGTTCATGAAGCTCATGGGAATTTGCCAATCAAATTAGAAAGTCCGGATGCAATACGACTCTCTATTGTCTGCTATTTACGGAAAAAAATCTGGGAAAAAACCAAAGGAAAAAGTAAACGTTTCTTTGAAAAACATAATGCCACATTTAAACGAATAATCAAAACATAAAAATATATTAAAGATCGGGGTAGTTTGCATGAAACATTGAAATTCCGGGAGCTTTCCAAAAGTATGAGTATACATACAATGTTGCATTTGTTAATTCAACTGTATCAATAATAAGATTACTAATAGATACAGATTGTACAGTATTGATAGAAATAGCACTTGATAAACTACTAGATAATGCTGTAATGGATACTGTTTGAGAAGCATTGACTATATTTGAGGATACTAATCCAACTGATAATAGGAATTCTGTTCCAGTTGCTCTTGTTGTTTCAGTAACTAGAGCACTGGATAAAACAACAACAGTTGAATTTGTAGTTGATAAACTACTGGATAAAATAACAGCAGTTGAGTTTGTGGTTGATAAACTACTGGATAAAATAACAGCATTTGAGTTTGTGGTTGATAAT